TAAAAGATATAAGGGATCCGGTGATCCACCTCGCAAACCCGTGTTTTTGGCTGACTCTCTAATTAATTCGCGCACTTGAGTTCTAAGACCCCGGATCAAGCGCGGTTTGATCCAGACCTGATCCAGCGCGGCCGGCGCCCTCCTCGCGATCGCGAACGCGCGAATTATCCGATCGCTAAGTGAAAATTTCATTGTCTCACCGGCCGCGCTTGGTATATAGCGCCGCCTCGAACGACGGGCTCGCCATCGAATCGGAGGGGGGGGGGCGATAGAGATGAAACCCAGCGACCTCGGAACGCGGATCAAGGCGGCGCAGGCGCCGAAACCGCGTCGCCAAAACGCCGGGGCGCGCCCGTGACCCGGCAGGTCGTCTTCACCCGCTACGAGTGCCTCCGCGACGACAAGGGGAACCCGGAGTCCCGATCGTGGCCCGAGTGGGTCGAGATGTTCTCGCGGCACGAGCGGCGCGGCTCCGTCGAGGACGGCGCGGACGAGAAGGCGCTCAACGCCGCCAAGGACGGCATCTGCTACGTGCTCGGCGAGATCCCGCAGGGCCAGGGACACAAGGGCGCCAACGTCGTCGCGGTGCACGCGCTCGGCCTCGACCTCGACGACGTCGACGAGGCGGGCCTGGCGGCCGTGGTCGAGGCGATCGCGCCCTACGCTTGGGTCGCCTACACCTCGCACCGGCACGCCGCGCCGGCCGCTGGTGGCAAGATCAAGGTCCGTTTCGTGCTGCCGCTGCGCGAGCCGCTCCCGCCGGCGAAGCACAAGGCCGCCTGGCAGGCCCTCAACAAGCTCGTCGGCGGCCGCAACGACCGCAAGACCAAGGACGTCGGCCGCGTCTTCTTCGCGCCCTCGACCTGGAACCCCGACGTTGCCTGGAGCCTCGAGAACGAGGGCGAGTGGATCGACGCCGAGCGGCTGGTCGCGGGGTCCGGGCCGTCCGCCGACCGCGCGACGCGCTCCCTTGGGGCCGCCGCCCTCCTGCGCCTGCTCGAGAGGGGCCGCCCGGGGCCAGAGATCCTCGACGCGGTGCGCGCCGTCGCCAAGGGCGAACCGTTCGCGCCGAAAGGCAGCCGCCACGAGGTGGCGCTCCAGGTGACGATGTGGCTGGCGCAGAAGTCGCGCGAGCAGCCCTTCTCCGAGGAGGCGATCCGCGAGGCGTTCGCGCCGTCCTACGGCGCGATGGCCGCCCGCGACGGCGAGGCGCCGGACGTCGAGGACGCCGTGCGCTGCTACACCGACGCGCTGGCGAAGGTCGCCGAGTGGGAGACGCAGGCGAAGGCCGAGGCGATCGAGAAGGCCTACGAGCACCAGCTCAGGAACGCCCCGGTCGGCCAGGGCAAGTACACCGACGACGAGCTCCGCGCCATCGCCGAGAAGCAGGGGCTCGCGACCGACGGATCCGGCGGCGCGGCCGAGGCGCTGCGGCGGCGCTGGATCATCCAGGCCGGCGACTCCGCCTTCTACCTGCTGGCGGGCGACGGCGCCTACCGCGGCCCGTTCCCCGCCGGCACCGCGCGCACCGCGGCCGTCGAGATACTCGCCCGCGCCCCGGTGCTGCTCAACGAGCCGCTGGCGAAGGGCGGCTACCGCAGGCGCCCCGTGCAGGAGCTCGCCGAGGACTTCGGCATGGTCGCGGTCGAGATCGTCGCCGACCTCACGGCGCAAGAGACCACCTTCGACGAGCGACGCCGGCGCGTCTTCGAGGCGGTGCGGCCGCTCAGCCCGGACGTCGCTCCCCGCTTCGACGAGCAGATCGACGGCTGGCTCAAGGTCTTCGCCGGCGACCAGTACGGCAAGCTCTGCGACTGGCTCGCCTGCGTTCCCGACCTCGACAAGCTGCTCTGCGCCGTCTACGTCGCCGGACACTCGGGCGCCGGCAAGACCATCCTCGCCCAGGGCCTCGCGCGCCTCTGGTCCGACACGCCCGGCGAGCTCGACAAGGTGCTCTCCGACTTCAACGACGAGATCGTTCGCTGCCCGCTGGTGCTAGCAGACGAGGCCCTGCCGCGCCACTGGAAGGGCAACTCGATCACGACCAAGCTCCGCTCGATCATCTCGACCCTCGAGCGCACGCTCACCCGCAAGTACCTGCCGCCCTGCACGCTGCGCGGCGCCATTCGACTCATCATCACCGCCAACAATGAGTTCCTCCTCTCGAACAAGGACGCCGTCAGCGGCCAGGACCTCGAGGCGGTGGCCCGGCGATTCCTCTACATCGACGCCCCCGAGGAGGCGACGCGGCTCCTCGAGTCGCTCCCGGCCGAGCTGCGCGACGGCTGGGCCAAGGGCGGCATAGCGTCGCATGCGCTGTGGCTGGCGCAGAACCGCAAAGTCGAGCGCGGCCGGCGCTTCTGGGTCGAGGGCGACGTCTCTCAGATGCACCGCCTGCTGCTCGTCTCCTCCGACTGGACGTCGCGCGTCTGCGACTGGCTCGTGCACTTCCTGATGAACCCGAAGCCCTACCTCCAGCGCAACGACGGCCTGATCCGCGTGGGCAAGGGGCGGCTCCTCGTCAACGAGGAGTCCATCGTTCAGGGCTGGAAGCTCTACCTCTACGACACGAACATCGAGCCCGAGACCGGCAAGGTGTGCGCGGCCGTGCGCGCCATCAGCAAGAAAGAGCGGCCGTGTCTCAGGTGGAAGAACCCCGCGACCGGCAAGGCCGTGCGCTATCGTTACCGCGAGATCATGGTCGACATGCTGTTCGGCTGGGCGAAGTCGAACGTCGGCCACGAGGAGACGATGCTGCGGACGCTCTGGGACGGCGAGACGCCGCCGAGCGCGGAACGCGAGCCAGGCGAGGACGACTCGGACGAGGTGGACGGCCTCGACGTGCCGGCGATCAACGCGGCCGAAGAGCCTTTCTGAAGTGAGGAACGACGATGCCCGCGCCCGAAGAGACCGTTCTTAAGCGTCGCGACGAGCTGACGCGCGAGATGCGCTATTGCTCCGCCGCGCGGCATCCAGCGGACGGAGGGCACGTTCGCCACGCGCTGTTCGAGGCGTGGGTCGTGGCGAAGATCGCCGAGCTGCAGGTCGCGCAGGAACAGGCGATCGCGCGGCTGAAGGAGCTCGTGCCGTGACCGACCGCGAGATCGCCGAGCTGACGGGGCTGCCGTGGGACGCCTTCGGCGTCCACTACCCCGAGCGGTTCGCCCGCGTCGTCACCGCGCTCGGCATCGAGTTCTACCAGACCGACGAGGAGCCGGAGTTCTCGGGCGAGCCGTTCGGCGCCAAGCGCCTCGATCTCGTGTGGCTCGACCGCGAGGCGTGGGTGCGGATCGATCCGTGGCCGTCGACGTGCGAACACGGGCCTTGGTTCGAGCGCGTGGCCTCGCTTCAGCGGTTCTGGCCGGCGAAGGTGCCGAGGCCCGAGTGCACCGGCCTCGCCGCGACGTGGTGTCCGAACCACGGCGACTGCTCATGCCCGCCCAAAGAGAACGGCGAGCGCGACCTCGACGACCCGGGCTGCCCGCTGCACTCCGAGTCGAGCGACCACGCCGAGCGCGCGGAGGACGCGCCGTGATCGCCGAGTTCTACGCCCCGACCCGCGATCGCGAGAAGCCCGCGCTCCAGCGTCGCGATCCGAACGGCGAGCGCTGGCTCGCGCTCCAGGTCGGCACGCGCGTCATGTACGGACCTCGCCGGCATGGCGCCCGGGTGCGAGCCCGCCCACGTCCGAGGCCTGGTCGTCGGGATCGAGTTCTTGCTCGTGAGCCCCGAGCCCCAAGATCCTGGTCTTCCTGCAGTCGAACCCGCCGGACGAGCTGCAGCTGATCGAAGCGGCCGAGCGCCGCGAGGAGGAGACGTGAGCGCCGAGCAAAGCATGCGAGTCGACTACGACTCGTGGATCGCGAGCAAGATCGAGCCTATGCGCGCGCAGGGCCTCGACGCGAGCGAGATCGCGCCCGGCGATTACCTGTTCCCGTTCGCGCGCGACCTCGTCGCGTGGGCGCTGCGCCGCAGCTGCGCAGCCATCTTCGCTGACACGGGGCTCGGCAAGACGCGCATGCAGCTCGACTGGGCAAGGCACGTCTCCCGCCACGGCCGCGTGCTCATCCTTACGCCGCTCGCCGTCGCGCAGCAGACCGTGCGCGAAGCGCGGGCCTGTGGCATAGACGCCGAGTACCGCCGCCAGGACGACGGCAGCCGCATCGTCGTCACCAACTACGACATTCTCGATCGCTTCGACCCGAGCCGGTTCCACGGAATCGTCCTAGACGAGTCGAGCATCCTCAAGAGCTACGACGGCGCGACGCGCACCGCCCTGATCGGAGCGTTCAGCGCGACCCCGTTTCGGCTGGCCTGCACCGCGACGCCGGCACCGAACGACCACACGGAGCTCGGCAACCACTCCGAGTTCCTCGGCATAAAGACGCGCACGGAGATGCTCTCCGAGTACTTTGTGCACGACGGCGGCAGCACGCAGAACTGGCGGCTCAAGGGGCATGCCGTCGCCGCGTTCTGGCGATGGGTCGCCGGGTGGGGGGCCATCGTGCGCAGGCCGAGCGACCTCGGCTATCCCAACGACGGGTTCGCGCTCCCGCCGCTGCGCATGCACGAGCGCGTTCTGCGCGTCGACCACACCGAGGCGTGGAGGAGCGGCGCCCTGTTCGCGACCGAGTCAATGACGCTCGCGGAGCAGCGCGCGGTGCGCCGGGCCACTCTCGATAGGCGCGTCGAGGCCGCGGCGGAGCTCGCCGCCGGCGACGAGCCGGCGCTCGTATGGTGCGAGCTCAACGACGAGGGCGACGCGATCGAGCGGGCCATATCCGGCGCCGTGCAGGTGCGCGGCTCGGACGCGCCCGACGACAAGGAGGACCGCCTCCTCGGGTTCGCAGACGGCCGGTATCGCGTCCTCGTGACCAAGCCCAGCATCGCCGGGTTCGGCATGAACTGGCAGCACTGCGCACGCCAGATCTTCGTGGGCGCCTCGCACTCGTACGAGCAGACCTACCAGGCCATCCGCCGTTGCTGGCGATTCGGACAGAGACGCCCCGTCGACGTGTTCGTCATCCGCGCCGAGACCGACTCCGCGATCACGGCGAACTACCGCCGCAAGGAGGCCGACGCCGCCAGGCTCGCCGACGAGACCGCGATCCACGTGCTCGAGGCCGTGCGCGCATCGGTGGGCGCCGCGCGCCGCGAGTGGAACGACTACTGCCCAACTGCCCCGATGGTCATACCGTCGTGGCTCACCTCGGAGTCGACATGAAGGTTCTTGATCAGTGCCACGGCGAGAAGTTCGCGATCTACCAAGCCGACACGTGCGAGGTCATCAGGGGCGTGCCGGACGCCTCGGTGCACTACTCGGTGTTCTCGCCGCCGTTCGCGAGTCTCTATACCTACTCGGCGTCGCCGCGGGACATGGGTAACAGCGCCGATCACGATCAGTTCGTCGATCACCTCGAGTTTCTCGTACCCGAGCTCTATCGTGTCACCAAGCCGGGTCGATTGCTCTCGTTCCATTGCATGCTCCTGCCGACGTCGAAAATGCGCGACGGCGTCATCGGCCTGCGTGACTTCCGGGGTGATCTCATCCGGTCGTTCGCTCGCGCCGGGTGGGTGCACCATTCCGAGGTCGTGATCTGGAAGGATCCCGTCACGGCGATGCAGCGCACCAAGGCTCTCGGGCTGCTGCACATACAGCTCAAGAAGGACTCCTCGATGAGCAGGCAAGGCATACCCGACTACCTCGTCACGATGCGCAAGCCTGGCACCAACGAGGAGCCCATCGCGCACACCGACGAGTCGTTCCCGGTGCAGCTCTGGCAGCGCTACGCCTCGCCCGTGTGGATGGACATCGACCCGAGCGACACATTGCAGTTCCGCAGCGCGCGGGAGGAGGCCGACGAGCGTCACATATGCCCGCTGCAGCTCGAGGTCATCCGGCGCGCCCTGCTTCTCTGGAGCAACCCGGGCGATGTCGTGTTCTCGCCCTTCGCCGGCATCGGCTCCGAGGGCTACGTCGCGCTGCAGGAGGGACGACGGTTCGTGGGGGTCGAGCTCAAGCGCAGCTACTACGAGCAGGCGGCGCGCAACCTCTCTGAGGTCGAGAGGCCGCGACAGGCGGCGTTGTCCCTATGAGGTTCGAGCCCTATCGGGTGATCGTCGTCGACCCGCCGTGGTCGTTCGGCGACAGGCTTGCCATGTCCGCCGTTCGGCGCGGTTCCGTGGATCACTACCCGACCATGCTCACCGCCGAGATCGCGGCGATCCCGGTCGGCGACTGGTGCGCGCCCGACGCCGTGCTGGCGCTCTGGACGCCCTCCGCGCTGCTCGCCGACGGCCTCGTGGTCATGGCCGCGTGGGGCTTCGCGCACAAGCAGGTCTACACGTGGCTCAAGGGCGCGAGGAACCCGCGGCCGCCCAGGCCGCCGAGGTTCGCCGACCTCGGCGAAGCGTGGCGCGAGATCCTCCACGAGTCCGGCGTCGACGACTACGACTGCGCCCGCGCGGACGCTGCCTACGCGCGCGGCGAGCGCCTCGGCCCATACCCGGGCGGGCACCTCGACGAGGTCAACCGGCTCCTCGACCTCGCCGGCGACGACCGCTGCTCCGGTGGGCGCGAGGCGTTCGACCGCCTCATGGGCCGGTCGCGGTTTTGGTCCGACGCGCTGGCCGCGATCCCGGCGCTGCGGACGATCCCGGGCCTCGAGCGCCTGCGCCTGCCCGAGGCCGTCGAGGCCGAGCTGCACGATTTCGACCGCGAGGACCACGCGGCGTTCGAGGTCAAGCTGCAGATGGGCATGGGCCATCACTTCCGCGGCTGCACCGAGCACGCGCTGATCGGCGTCCGCGGGCGACCGAAGCCCGACAGCCGGTCGCAGCTCAACGCACACTGCTCGCCGGCGCTCCGCCACAGCGCCAAGCCCGAGGAGCTGCAAGACAAGCTCGAGGCGATGTACGCGGGCCCGAGGCTAGAGCTCTTCGCCCGGCGCGCCCGCGACGGGTGGGATTGCGTCGGCAACGAGGCCCCGGGCTACGAGGACGTCGACCTGCGGACGTGGAGTCCCTCGGGGTCTCGAGCATGCAGGCTGTGCGGAAGGCGCGGCGATCTGGAGCGGTTCGACCTGGTCGACGGGCCCGCCCACGGCGCGTGCGTCTCCGAGGCCGAGTCCGTCCTGAGCATGCTGTCGCGCGAGGATCGAGAGATATGGGAGCGGAGGCTCAAGATCGACGCGCAACAAATAGTCGGAGGCGGCTAGGTAGCAGGCTGCGAACTGCGCGAGCGCGAAGCGGACGAAGGCGAAGGAAACGAGAGATGCGGATCAGTCCGAGCCAAGTGCAGAGCTTCGACCTCTGCCAGCGTCGATGGGCGTTCAAGATCATCGAGGGGTTCCCCGAGCCCACGAGCCAGGCGCAGCAGGAGGGGATCCTCGGCCACAAGCGCGTCGAGGGGCTGCTCAAGCGCGGCGACCACCCCGGCGACGACGCCCTCGGCAAGCTCGTGCAGGCCGCGATGCGCCCGGGGATCCTCCCTGCGCCAGGGCCGCATCTGCTCGTCGAGCACGAGTTCTCGATCCCGCTCAACGACCGCGGCGACGCCTTCTACGGCTTCATCGACTGCGTCGCGCCGCCGGAGAACGGCCGTGTGCTCGTGACCGACAACAAGTTCACGAGCTCGCTCGAGTGGGCGAAGACGCCCGCCGAGCTCGCCGCCGACGCGCAGCACGTCGGTTACTCGCGCGCCGCGCTCGAACTCTTCCCGGGCCAGGCGGTCCGCGAGGTCGAGGGACGGTGGATCTATCTCGAGAAGAACAGCACGCGCGTGAAGCCCGTCTCGCTCGTGCGCACCACGGCGCAGGTGATCGAGGCGTGGGGCCCGGTCGAGCGGAAGGCGCACGCCATGCTCGAGCTCCGCAAGCGCAAGGTGCCGGCCGAGCAGCTCGAGGGCAATCCAGAGGCCTGCTCGATGTACGGCAAGACCGGCTGCCCGTATCGCAATCGATGCTCGGTCGGCCGCGGCCTCGGCAAGTTCGATTTCGGCGCGCGAAAAAACCTATTTACAGCCAATGAAAAGGGTGGTATAGCGCCGCCCTCTCAACAAGGAGACCAGCAAATGGCGATCCCGCTCTTCGAACAACTGCAAGCGATGAAGAACAAGCTCTCGCCCGCGCAAGCGCCAGGCGTTAACACGGTACTCGCGGCGCTGCAGCGCGCGAAGGGCGCCACGGGCGTGAATCCGCCTCCCGCGCCGGCGCAAGCAGCTCCCGCTCCTGCGCCGTCTCCGGCACCGACGCAGGATGCTCCCGCGCAAGCGTCGACCGCTTCCGGCCTCGCGGCCAGACTGGGGCTCGGCGGCGCGAAGCCCTCGCAGGCAGCTCCCGCGCAAGCGATCCCGCCGCCCGCCCCCGCCCCGGCGCAAGCCGAAATTCCCGCGGCCGAGGCCCCTGCTCCGGCGCAGGCGGCCCCCGCGCAAGAGGCGAGCCCCGTGCTCGAGGCCGCCAAGAAGACCCGCAGACCCAAGACGAACGGGGCCCCGCCCAGCCAGCCGAAGGGCGAGAACCGCTCGCAGCTCACGGTCCTCTACAACGTCGCGATCGTGAAGCGTCCGGGCGATAACGCCGACCCGGTTCAGCTCGTCGAGCTGCTCGCCCCGATCATGCGCCAAGTGGCCGACGAGGCTAGCGTCTCGCACTGGTCGCTGATCCCCTACGCGCAAGGTCGAGCTCTGCTGGCTCACGCCTTCGACAAATGGCTCGAGGAGAGCGATTGGAAAGGCACGATCTACGTCAACGGGCGCTCCGAGGAGGCTTACGCCGTCAAGGCGGTCCTCGACGCGCACGCTGACGTGGTCTGCACGGGCCTGGCGTAAGGGCTCCGCGACGTACACGGCGGACGACAACACGCTCGACAGCATCCGAAGGCGGCACGCAACTTACGTGAAGCAGCACGCTGCTCGGACGGGTCGCAGCATCCCGACCAACGTGGGGAGGGCCGCCCTTGATCGGGGCATCCTGCTCGACGAGATCCGCCGTCTACGCCAACGCATCGAGCAGCTCGAGAAGAAGTCAAGGCGATCTCCGTGGCCTTCAACTTCGCAGACTTCGTCCGCGCGACCCAGGCGGCGAAGAAGAACGGCGACGACCTGTCCGCCTCGGCGCGCCTCGCCATGATGTTCGGGATCGAGAACATCGGGAGGCGCTCGAGGTGGGGGCAGCTCATCGCGCGCGAGGGGGTCCACGCCACGCAGGAGTTCAGGCGCATCGAAGCGCTGCCGCGGCGCAGGTGGGACGTCGACCCCACGCTCGGCGCCGCGACGGAAGAGCTCAACGCGCTGCTCAGGATCCCGGGCGGCGACCAGCCGTGCTCGGAGCACTGCCGCTGCCCGAAGTCGCTCTGGCCCAACCAAGCTGCGGCACTCATCGAGCTCTGCACCGTGCACGGCCTGTTCGGCCCCATCGGCGTCGGCAAGGGCAAGGCCCTGATCACGCTCCTGGCGCCGGTCGTGATCGGTGCCGAGCGCCCCGTCCTGTTCGTCCCCGCCCAGCTCCGCGACCAGACCTTGCGCAAGGTGATCCCGATGCTCCGCCGGCACTGGCGGCTCAGCGGCCGCCTGCGCGTCGTCGGCTACTCCGAGCTGTCGCTCGCCAAGAACAAAGGCATGCTGCACGAGCTCGCGCCGGACCTCATCCTGCTCGACGAGTGCCACAGCGTGAAGAACCCGCAGGCGGCCCGCACGAAGCGCCTCGCGGAGTACATGCGCCAGCACCCGCAGACTCGCGTTCTCGCGGTGTCGGGCTCGGTGACGAAGCGCTCGCTGCGCGATTATTGGCAGCTCCTCCTGTGGGCCCTCAAGCCGGACCTCGCCCCGCTGCCGAACGCCTGGCGCGAGCTCGCGGACTGGGCCGACGCGCTCGACGAGGGAGTGCCTGACGAGCAGCGCAAGGGGCCGGGCGCGCTGACGCGCCTGTGCGACGAGGGCGAGGGGCCGCGCGACGGGTACCGCAGGCGCCTCGTCGAGACCCCGGGCGTCGTGGCGACGGCGCAGTCCGAGCTAGGCGTGTCGCTGCGCATCGTCGAGGCGCCCGTGCGCGTGCCGGGCATCGTGCTCGGGCACATGGACAGGATGCGGACGACGTGGACGACGCCGTACGGCGACGAGATCGCCGAGGCGGTCGAGCTGTGGCGGCACATGCGCGAGCTCGCGTGCGGCTTCTTCTACCGCTGGGACCCATCCCCGCCGGCCGGCTGGCTGTCGGCGCGCAAGGCGTGGAAGGCGCTCGTGCGTGAGACCCTCAAGCACAACCGCCGCGGGCTCGACTCCGAGCTGCTCGTGTCGCGCTGGTTCGCGAGGCTCGCGGACGAGGGGCGCGGCGACGAGGCGCTCGTGAAGATCTGGCGCGAGTGGCACGAGGTCAAGGACACGTGCAAGCCCAACACGGTCGCCGAGTGGGTCGACCCGTTCGCGCTGCACCACGCGGCGGCGTGGCTGCAACAGAGCCAGGCCGAACCCGGAGAAGGCGGGATCGCCTGGACGGAGCACGTCGCCTTCGCGGAGCGCCTCGCCGAGCTGTCCGGCTTCCGCTACTTCGGCGCCGGCATGAAGGCGTCGGCCGAGATCCTCGACGCTTCCGGCCCGATCATCGCGAGCATCGCGGCCCACTCGGAGGGCAAGAACCTCCAGCGCTGGTCGCGCTCGCTCGTCGTCGCGCCGCCCTCGAGCGGCAAGACCTGGGAGCAGCTCCTCGGCCGCACGCACCGCGAGGGGCAGGAGGCGGACGAGGTGAGCTACGAGGTGTGGCTGCACGCGGACGAGCTCCGCGCGTCGCTGCGGCAGGCCCTCGCCGACGCGCGCTACATCGAGCAGACCACGGGCGCGAGGCAGAAGCTCCTCTACGCCGACCTCGCGGTCGGTGATCTCGGGGAGGTCGCGTGAAGCACGAGCTGAAAATCTGGACCGAGTTCTTCGACGACGTGGCGAACTACCGCAAGCGCTTCGAGCTGCGCGTCGACGATCGCGAGCCGCGCTACGAAGCCGGCGATATGCTGCACTTGCGCGAGTGGGACCCGACGCGGCCGGAGGGCATCAACGAGGCTCCGCGCGGCTATACAGGCCGCGCGCTGTGGGTGCGCGTGCTGTACGTCATCCGCGGGCCGCGCCCGGGGCTTGAGCCTGGATACTGCATCCTGTCGATCAGCAATCCGAAGCACCAGCACGCCTGGCACCGCTGCGACAAAGAAGGCTGTGGCATCTGCTCAGGCGGGTTAGGGGCATGCAACGTGTGCGGCGGAGCCGAAGGCACGCTCCCGACCGAGTGTCCGGGGGCGCCGGATGACCGAGCAGGAACAGAGCGATGTGTACGAAGGCGTGCTCGACTTCGCGGAAGACGAAGGCTGGCACGCCGGGAATTGGCGGAGCAGGGAGGCGAGCAATGCCGCTCGAGCCTGAGAACGAATGCCCCGAGTGCGGCGGCTGGAAGGGCGAGGATTTCGAGCTCTGCCGCTCGTGCGCCGAGTCGGCGAAGGAGGAACGCGAGGAGCCCGTGCTCGTCGAGTACCACGCTCGCATGCGCGAGACGGAGAGGGCGGTGCTGTTCAAGCTGCCGCCGGGCGGCTTCACGGGGCGCGACCTGTGGGTGCCGAAGTCGCAGCTCGTCGACGAGGACGCGCTGGCGAAGACCATCTGCGTCGCGCGCTGGTGGGCGGAGGACAACGACCTGGCCTACCAGGACTGATCGAGAAGTTGCCCCGGCGCATGGTGCTCCGGGGCGTGCCCGAAGCTAGGGCGAGCAGCGTACAGCGAAAGGAAAACGGATCATGGGCATGTTTGCTAACCAGATTGCGGGCGCGAAGCCGACGGAGGGGAGCGGCCTGTTCTTCCTCCCGGGACTCTATCCCGTCGTGCAGCTCAAGCAGCTCAAGATGTTCGACTCGAAGAACCCGTCCAGGGCGGGCTCGGAGATGCTGATCATCAACTGCGACATCCTCGAGTCGCGCGTGGACGAGCGGCCCCCGGGCACGCAGGACTGCGCGCAGGTCCTCAACTCGAGCCACCCGGGAGCGAAGGACGACGCCAAGCGCTTCTTCCTCGCGCTCGGGATCCCCGAGGAGAGCATCGACGAGAACCTCGTGAAGCTCCTGACCTCGGTCGAGCAGCCGGCGGCTGGCTATCTCCTGTCGCTCGAGTGCTACGACAAGGTGTCGAGCAAGACGGGCAAGCACTTCACGAAGCACGTCTGGCGCCCGGTCGCGGGCATCACGCAGGATCAGGCCGACGATCTCCGGGCGAAGGCGGGGCTGCCGCCCTTCCGCAAGCCGGGCGAGCAGAAGGCGGCGAGCTGACACAGAGCGCGAAAGCGCAGGCAGGAGGCGAACGCCGGCTTCCCTTGCAATAAGGCGTGACAGCTCGGAGAGACGGGCACGGATCGAGGAGAAAATGGAGCAGCGCTACATGGACTCACGTGTAGTCATCAGCTTCGATGCCGAGACGCACCTGTTCAAGCCGGGTGAGATGGCGCCGCCGATCGTGTGCGTCTCGGAAGCGTCGGCGGAGCTGGGCGTGTCGCTGCACGATCGCGTCAGCGGCCTGCCGCGGCTGGCGGAGGCCCTCGAGCTCGCGGCTAAGGGCGAGGTGCTCGTCGTCGGGCAGAACATCGGCTACGATCTCGCCTGCGCCCTAAGCCACGACGGGCGGGAGATCCAGGAGATCGCCCCGGCGATCTGGGGTGCCTACGACGCGCTCGGGATCCACTGCACCCGGGTCAGGGAGATCCTGATCGACATCGCGCGGGGCTCGCGCTTCGCGGTGCAGGACGGGCGCGGCTACCGCAAGACCTATTCCCTCGACGAGATGGCCCGCGCGCGCTTGGGCATCGAGCTCGACAAGGAAACCTGGCGCCTCAACTACGCCGACCTGGCCGACGTGCCGATCGACCTCTGGCCCGAGGGCGCGCGCCAGTACGCGATGAGCGACGCGGCGGCGACGATCGCGGTGTGGGGCGATCAGGAGCAGCAGGTCGCACGCGACTTCCCGCAGTACGAGATGTGGTCGCCGGAGTGCGGCAGGCAGTCGGCCTTCGCGTTCGCGCTGCAATTGATGAAGTGCCGCGGGATCATGGTCGACCAGCCGCGCGTGCGCGAGCTGCGCGCGAAGCTCGGGGCCGACATGGCGCTCGGGCTCGAGCAGCTCCGCGCCGCGGGGCTCATCGACCCGAAGAAGGGCTCGAAGAAGATGGCGGCGATCCGCGCCCTGATCGAGGAGACGTGGGCCGGGGAGGGCGAGGTCCCGCGCACGCCCAAGGGCGCGATCCAGACCGCCGCCGACGTCATCGAGCAGTGCACGCACCCGGCGCTCCAGGGGCTCGTCGACTACGCGCACGCCGAGAAGATCCTCTCCACGTTCGTCGACAAGCTCGAGGCGGCCGGCGACAAGCCGCTGCACGCCGACACGGACGTCCTCGGCGGCGACACGGGGCGCACGAGCTGCCGCAACCCGAACCTCCAGCAGCAGCCGCGCGAGCCCGGCGTGCGCGAGTGCTTCCGCGCCCGTGACGGGATGGTCCTGATCGCCTGCGACTTCGACAACCAGGAGGTCCGCACGTTCGCCCAGGTGCTCACGGCGATGGTCGGGCGCTCGCGCCTGGCGGAGCGCTTCCGCGCCGACCCGGGCTACGACGCGCACACCGACTTCGCGGCGCAGCTCCTCCAGATCGACTACGCCGAGGCGCTGCGCCGCAAGAAGGCGAAGGAGCCGGAGTTCTTGAGCTGGAGGCAAAGAGCGAAGGCGTGCTTCCACCCCGACACGGAGATCCTGACCCGCTCGCGGGGATGGGCGAGGATTGCTGACCTGACCTACGAGGACGAGGTCGCCGCCGCCTACCCGGGGCGCGACGGCGAGTGCGTGATCGCGTGGGAGAGGCCGCTGGCGCTGACGCGCCGAGAGGCGCCGGAGGGGCGTCTCGTGCGCCTCAAGAACAAGGGCATCGATCTGCGCGTCACGCCGGACCACCGTATGCTCGGGTTCCGTCAGGACGGCGAGCCGTACGTGACGACGCCGGAAGAACTGCCGAAGGCGCGATGTTGGGCGAGCGCCGGCATCATGTCGAGCGGCCGCTTCCCCGGCGGGCAGCAGGATTGGGCGCTGCTCAGGCTCGCCGTCGCAACGCAGGCCGACGGGAGTTACACGACGGCCGGCATTCGGTTCGGCTTCTCGAAGAAGCGCAAGGTCGAACGCATGCGCGCCTTGCTCGAGCCGCTGAGCGGCTGGACGGAGACGCGACGAGGGCGCGTGACGTTTTTCTATCTCCGCAAGGCGCTGGCCGTTCGCGTCCGCCGCCTGCTGACGCCGGACAAGACCATGCCGGGTTGGTGGATCGGGCTCCCGCTGAAGTGCCGCGAGGAGATCCTCGACGAGGCCACTCACTGGGATTCGCACGTGCTTCCGCAAGGCCGTCGCTACGCATTCGCGACGACCAAGCGTGAGAATGCAGACGTGCTCCAGGCGATCGCGGCGCTATCCGGGAGAAAATCCCGGTTGACGCGGGAGAAAAAATCGAACCCGAAGCACGCCGCGCTTTGGCGTCTATCGATCGGTGATCATTCGGCAACGCGCGGGGAGGCGCTCGAGCCCGAGAGCCTGTCTTACGGCGGCGAGGTCGTGTGTCTGTCGGTGCCTTCATCGTTCGTGCTCGTGCGCGACGGGGGAATCCCGGTCGTCGCGGGTCAATGCATCTTCGGCTTCCCCGGCGGCATGGGCGCCACGAAGTTCAGGCTCTACGCCCGCGGGTACGGCCTGAGCCTGTCGCAGCAGGAAGCCGAGGACCTCAAGGCGCGCTACTTCGAGTTCGAGCCCTATGCGCGCGACTACTTCTCGATCATCGCGAACCTGTGCGAGAGGGGCGGCGGCGAGGCGACGATGACGCAGCTCTATTCCGGGCGCATCCGCGGGCGCTGCCACTTCCCCGCGGCCGCCAACGGCCAGTTCCAGGGCCTCGCGGCCGACGCCAGCAAGAGCGCGCTGTGGGAGGTGGCGAAGCGCTGTTACGGCGCCCCGGGCACCGAGGGCTCGGCGCTGCTCGGCTGCCGCCCGGTGGTGTTCGTCCACGACGAGATCATCGTGGAGGCGCCCGAGGACTACGCGCACGAGGCCGCGGTGGAGCTCGACCGCGTCATGTGCGACGCGATGCAGGAGCTCACGCCCGACGTGCCGGCGCGCGCCTCGCCGGCGCTGATGCGCAACTGGAGCAAGAGTGCCAGCGCCGCGTTCGGCGACGCCGAGCACGGCGACGAGGGTCGCTACATCACGTGGGAGGAGCACCTCGCCCGCGAGGCGAAGAGGAAAGGACGGGCCGCGTGAGCGCCCTCGCCGGATTCGGCCTGAGCGGCGGGTGGCAGCGATCCTCCTCCGGCGATCGCCTGGCACTCGATATCGTGGACGGAACGGGGCGATGGGCCGGGCGCGGCCCGCATTACTCCCGCCGCTCGCCGGGCTCCAAGACGTTCACCGGCGTCGGGCAGGAGATCGTCCTTCTGCACGAATCTCTCGCGGCCGTTTGGGCGTGCGTCCGTCAAAAGACTCCGGCCAGACGCGGCAGCGGCGCGTCGCGAGACCGATCGGGGGCGCCCGACCCGGACGCTCGCTGGATCTGGCGCAACCTGCTCTTCCGGCGCTTCGACGAGTGCCCGATCCCAGCGGCGCTCTTGGTCGTCACGGCCACCGCGAGCACGTTCGTCTTCTGGCGCGAGAAGTACGGCACGCTTCCCGAAGAGCGACTCCGCACCGAGATCGGTATCGCGGACGTGCGCAGCACCAACCCCGGAGCCTGCTATCGAATCGCGGGCTACACGCACGATCGAGACGTGCGCGGCAAGTGTTATCTTTGGGCGCCCGAAGAGAGAGAGAGTGCGCTACCCGAGATCGAGGCCCGCATCAGAGAGAAGTTCGAAAGGAAGATCCCGTGATTCGTAGGCCCATGCTCGCCGCGACCGTAGAGGACGTCAAGGCGCTGCCGTATCCGATGATCGTTTCGCCCAAGATAGACGGGATCCGAGCCCTCACGATCGCGGGTCGACTGCTGTCGCGCTCGCTCAAGCCGATCCCGAACAAGCACGTGCGCGAGACGCTCGAGCGCGCGCTGCCGCACGGGCTCGACGGCGAGCTGCTCTCGGGCGCGACGTTCCAGGACTGCACGTCGGCGATCATGTCGCACGAGGGCGAGCCCGACTTCGCCTTCTGCGCTTTCGACTACCTCGGCCTCGGGCTCCTCGCGCCCTACCGCGAGCGCGTCGAGGCGCTCGCCGAGGTCGTCGCCAGGATCGACGACCCGCGCGTGCAGGTCGTGCCGACGTTCTGGGTCGACGGGCCGGAGCAGCTCGCGACGGCCGAGGAGGAAGCGCTCGCCCGAGGCTTCGAGGGCCTGATGCTGCGGCGCCCCGAGGGCCCCTACAAGCAGGGCCGATCGACCTTGCGCGAGGGTTGGCTGCTCAAGCTGAAAAGATTCCTCGACGCGGAGGCGACCGTCGTCGGCTTCGAGGAGCTGATGCGCAACGAGAACGAGGCGAAGACCAACGAGCTCGGCCTCACCAAGCGCTCGAGCTCGAAGGGCGGCAAGGTCCCCGCGAGCACCCTGGGCGCCTTGATCCTGCGCCGACCGGACGGCGTCGAGTTCGGCGTCGGCGCGGGGCTCACCGAGGAGCTGCGCGCCCGCGTGTGGGCAGAGCGTGATCGCTACCTCGGAGCCGTCGTGAAGTACAAGTCGCAGAAGTTCGGCGAGAAGGACGCGCCGAGGCTCCCCGTGTTCTTGGGGTTCAGATCGCCGGAGGATGCATGAGCTTGCCTGATCGTACGTTTGAACAGCACGTCTGCGGCTTGCCTGATCGTACGTTTGAACAGCACGTCTGCGAACAGCTCGATATCGTTTTAGACGCGCTCACGAAGATCAGGAACGCCGCGATCGGGCCTCGCGCCGCGGTCGCCGCCGAGCGCGAGAGCGCAGCGCTGGCCGCGGAGTGCGAGTCCGCCGGCTGGGGGATCGTCGAGATCAGGCACGGGAAGGTGAGAGATCAATGGCTCTGCTTGCCGAAAGCGCCGGCAAAGAGGACCGCGTGGTGACCGAGGTCCGCGTGCACGGCCGATCGATCGTCGTAGCCGGCGTCTCGATCCTCGTGGCGGCCCTGGCGCTCGCGGCGATCCTGTTCGCCCTGATCGCCTTCCAGGCCGAGCGCGAGCTGCGGGCGACCGCGGCGATCCTGCACCAGGCCGAGATCCGCGCCGACGTCTCGGAGCGCGCCTTGCTCCAGTGCGACGCGCGCCGACAGCAGTTCGAGGAGTTGCTCGGGCTCACGGCGTGGCGCCGGCGAGGCGGCCCCGAAGCGATCGGGCCAACAGGAGAACGTTGAAAAATGAATAGCGCGGTGATCAAGAGAGGGCAGAGATGGATCCCGCTGAGCGGCCTCGAGCGGCCGCGCTCGGTGCGGGCGGTTCACGGCGGGATCGTGCTGTGGCACGGGCGAGGCGAGGTCGGCCGCATGGAGCCGCTCGCCGAGTTCGCGCGCTGGATCGAGGAGGCCCGCGCCGTCGAGGCGCCGGGACGCGCGAGCTTCGAGCCGGAGGCCGCGCGATGAGATCGTTCTACGTCGCGACGGGGCTCGAGCGGGCAGAAGAGGCGAAGGCGCTAGCGCTCGAGCTGAGAGCGCTCGGACTGGCGCCGTCCTACGAGTGGTGGCAGCACGGCAGCGTTCAGGATCAAGGGCCGGACAAGATCCGCGAGGTGGCGATGGCGGAGGTCGATGGCGTGCAGGCCGCGGATCTCTTCGTCGCGCTCCTGCCAGGCGGGCGCGGCACGCACACCGAGCTAGGAGTCGCGATCGCTTGTTCGCTGGCGCGAGCACTGAACTACTCTGGATCGAGCGGCACGATCCTGCTCGTGGGCCCGACCGAGGATGCGAGCGGTCGCACGTGCGCGTTCTACCTCCACCCGCACGTCGAAGAGCGCTTCGCCAACGTCGGCGAGCTGCTCGCGTGGCTGCGGTCGTGGCGACGCTGCAACCCGCTGCCGCAAGTGAGGCAGGTATGAGCCACAAGGCTCGGATCAGGATGTCGCTGTTCCTCGAGTACGAGGCCGGCGCCTGGGGAGACGACTGCACGCTCGGGCGGCTCCGCGAGCAGGCGAAGGAGGCGGCGCGCGGCGCCGCGAACAAGCTGGCCGCGGCGGCGGCGTCGCGCGAGAGGCTCGAGGTGCACGGGCTCGAGATCGACGAGACCGTGGCGATCCTCGTGCCGGAGGATGGGCCATGAGCGCGAAGGTGCCGAACGAGAGGCCGGAGGGCCTGATCAAGCCGCTGAATCCCGCCCCGCGACCGGACCTGCTCTGGCGCGAGAGCGTCCGCCTCCGCGGCGTCGACGCGCCCGAGCTCTCGATGGGAGAGCCGGGCAAGAAGGCGCGCGACGCCCTGCTGTCGCGGGTCCGCGGCGCCAAGGCGATCGACTTCAAGCCCGCCCTGCGTAACGGCAGGGCGCGGCGCGACAAGTACGGGCGCCTGCTCGGCTAGCTCCTGGCCGACGGCATCGACCTCAACGCCAAGCTCGTCGCGGAGGGCCTCGCGGCGAAGTACCTGGAGTGCGCGCCATGAGATCAGCTGTCATATGGCTCGAGGGCGTCATCGGCGCCGGCAAGACCACGCTCGCGCGCCACCTCGCGGACGCCTTCCACTGGCGCGCGATCGAGGAGATCGTCGACGGCAACCCGTACCTCGATCGGTTCTACGCCGACCCGGCGCGCTGGGCGTTCGCGATGCAGGTGCACCTCCTGCAGCTCGAGTGGGAGACGTACCGCCTGGCGCGCGACGTGATGCTGCGCTCGCTCCAGCCGCCGTCGGTCATGCTCTACCTCGAAGTCTCGGTGGACATCGCCATGGATCGGATCAAGCAGCGCGGGCGCGAGGCCGAGCGGGGCATCGAGGCGGGCTACCTGCGGGAGCTCAAGCGCGGCTACGAGTCGATGGTGCGCGAGATGGAGGGCCACGCGCACCCGTGGTGCCGGGGCGTCGAGGTGATCCGCATCCCGTGGGACCGCCCCGACCTCGACGCCGCCGAGCGGCTCGTGCAGAAGGCGCTGTCATCATGAGCTGGCTGTTCTCCTTCGATCCGGCCGCAGCGCACGTCGGCTGGGCCGTCTTCGCGAACCAGCGCCTCGCGTTCTGCGGCCTCGAGCGAGGAGAACCGATCGGCGAGGCGATCGGGATACTCGCCGACAAGATAACGCCTAACGCCTGGTCCGAAGGGCTCAGGATCGTGGTCGAGGTGCCGCAGGTCTACCAGCAGCGCAGCTGGCGCGGCGACCCGAACGACCTGATCTCGGTGGCGCTGACGGCGGGGAGAATCGCTCAGGCCTTCGAATCGCACGCGATCGCCGAGCTCGTGCGCCCGCACGCCTGGAAAAGAAACGCTGCGAAGGCGGTGATGCTGCGGCGCATCGAAGAAAGGCTCGACGAGCGCGAGCGAAACGTGTTACACACGGCGAAAATGCCTGCCGGCCTGCGGCACAACGTTATTGACGCGATCGGCCTCGGGCTCTTCGCGCTCGATCGGTTGGGCGAGAAGCGGGCCAAGACCGACGCGGCGGGCTTGGGGCTGTGAAGATGAGGACGACGGCGGCGATCAGGCTCAACAAGGACGGCTCGCCCGACCTGCGCTTCTTGCGGCGCGCGCGCCACCTCGACGCGCTCGAGGAGCTGCTCGCGACGCCCCGATCGGTCGACGAGCTCGCCTCGGCCCTCGGCGTGACCGGCCGCGCCGTCTACTTCTTCCTCGACGCGCTCGCTCGCGAGCGCGGGTGCGTCGTCGCTCGAGTCGGCCGCAAAGCCGATGGCCGCTACGTGCTGCTTCGCCGACGCATATTATAGATCGCGCACCGCGTCACCCCGCGATCGCGGGCGTGCTCTTTTTTGTTGCGCCCTATTTTCGCTCAGTGTAATATCATCATTATCAGGAGCGGCACACGAAGGCGGGCATGGCGCCCGCCGGCAAGCCGACAAGATCATGAACTCGCAGCATATCACCGACGTACGCGACACCATCACCACCATCCGCCGGGCCCGGGAATCCTGGACCGGATGCAACTGGACCCACGAACACGAGTGTGCGCCGTCGTGCACGGCCGATCACCCCGACGACGACACCGTCTGGTGCGCCGGCAGTAGCGCCGACTGCGCCTACTGCGCGCGTGCCGGTAGCGACGCGCGGGCAGCGGCCGAGGAGGCCGATGCGGCGATTCGGGCACTAGAAGGTGGCCGCGTGGCGGAGGCGCTGCGCCATATCCGCGAGGCTGCCAAGATCGAGAGCGGGTGGGGTGAGGTCGTGTCCTACGGCGATGCGGTCGATGCGGTCGAAGAGTTCATCGAGGAGTCGATTGCCGCCGCGACCAGATATATCGCGATCGCGAGACAGGACGTAGGCACCTGCGCCGCGCTCGGATGGGCGGCTCTGTCTATAGCGCCGATGGTCCTGGCTGCTGGCGACGACGAGGACGAGGTCAGAGAGCAGGCCGAGGCGAGAGCGGGGCACGGCGACATAGTGATTCGCGAAGTGCGCTAACCCCGCCTGACGAGGCCGGGCGGACCCGGCCGAAACGCGCTCGCGCGAGCGCGTAGCGGGAACCAAAGGCTCGGGCACGTCGCCCGGGCCGGACACCCGAGAGGAGATCCTATGGACACCCTGGCGATCAACAAAGAGTGGCAGAACCGACCGAGCGACCAGCGCTTCCTGACCGTGCCCGAGCTGCACGTCTACAACGAGAGCAAGCGCGCCGCGTCGCGGCAGCGCGGGGTCGCGCTCGACCACCTGCGGGTGCGGGCGCTCGACGACGGCGACCTCGCCCTCGTCGACCCCGAGAAGGGCACGGGCGCGGTGCTGACGCACTGGGCCTTCGGCCAGCTCGCCGGCGCTGCGAAGGCGCCGGCGGGCTACCTGCGCACGCTCCCCGCGGAGCTCGCGCAGATCCCGCTCCAGTATTCTCTCGAGCAGCAGCGCGAGGACGCGAAGCTCCTGCTCCGCCACGCGCAGGCGAACGGCGGCGCCGGGAGGTGGAGCGTCGAGGCGATCACGTCGGACACGTACAGCAGGATCTACGACGCCGAGCTGACGAGCGCCATCCTCGAGCACCTCGACCTCGAGGCGTGGAAAGTTCCGGCGGCCTCGTACGCTGCGACCGACCCGAAGAAGGCGACGACGCTCTACGCCTCCGACCGCGACTGCTTCGTGTGCCTGGTCGACGACCAGCACCCGATCGAGGTCCCGGGGACGAGCGGCGTCGAGACGCTGTTCCGTGGCTTGATCGCGCGCAACAGCGAGGTCGGCGCGGCGGCGTTCGAGGTAACGGCGTTCCTCTATCGACGAATCTGCGACAATCGCATCATCTGGGGCGGGCGCGAGGTCCGGTCGCTCAAGATCCGGCACACCTCGGGCGGCCCGATGCGCTACTTGCGCGAGGCGCGGCCGGCGATCCAACGCTACCTGACGGCGAGCACCGACGAGACGGTGGCCATGGTCCGGCAGGCCCGCGCGATCGAGGTGGGCAGGAGCGAGAAGGAAGCCAAGTCGTGGCTCAAGGCCCGAGGCTTCACGCAGGGCGAGAGCCGGCGCGCGATCGAGCTCGCGGCCGCGGAGCCGGGCGCGAATCCGCGCTCGGTGTGGTCGCTGGTGCAGGGCCTCACCGCCCAGGCGCACGAGGTCCCGTTCGGCGACGAGCGCCTCGACCTCGAGCGCCGCGCCGCGCGGTTGCTCGACGCGGTGGAGGTGAGTGCCGCCTGACGCCCCGCCTGACGAGGCCCGTGGCAGGACCGAAACCGCGGGCGCCTCCGGGCGCCCCGGTAGCGGGAGCCGAAGCCGGGCAGGTCGCCCGGTGGGAACCGCGAGGAGCAGACCATGGCGAGATCACCGAGTTGGAAAGTGTACGACGAAACGAGCGTCTACCCGAGAAGGCGCGCCGGCATCGAGCGCATGGGCTACCACGCGATCGTCGGCAGCTCGACCGTCGGCCCGCTCGAAGGCCCGCCGCTGGTGCGGATCGAGGACTGCTTGTGCTCGGTCTGTCACGGCGCTCGCTCGGCCGCGAGGGCGCGGTGATGGTGCTCGTCGTCGAGCGCCGCTTCGGTCCGCGCTTGTCGGAGCGCGAGCTGCGCCGCATGAACGACCGCTCGGATCCGGCGCTCGCTCTGCACGCCGGGTGCTGGATCAACGACTACGACTGCGGCGACCCGGGCTGCGTGATGGGCCTGCACGGCGGCGAGCCCGAGCTCGTCGACCGGCAGGGCCGGGAGGTGTCGTCGTGACATTCGAGCTGTTGGACGCGACGTTCGAGGACGCGGAGCTGCGCGTCGCCGGGGCGACCATCGCCCGGCTGACGGTGCGCCTGCGCGACGGCCGGATCTGGTTCGAGCAACCCAAACCCGAGGCGGCGCCCAGGCGCCGCGCGAACAAGGAGAAGAAGACATGGCAGCGACGGCGAAAGCGAAGCGCAAGGCGTCCGAGCAAGACGAGGCGTTGATCATCCCGAGGAGGGAGGTCGACAAGTTCACCGAGGGCGCGGCGGCCGACGCCGGCAAGGTGCTCGACCTCGCCCGGAAGCTCGAGATCCGCAAGGCGGCCGACCGCGAGTTCGCCGAGGGCGCGCTCGCCGAGATCGCGCGGAAGCACGACGCCTGGGACGGCAAGCGCCTGGCGTGGGTCAAGCCGCTCAAGGCCGTGGCGGCCGACATCGACGCCTCGTTCCGGCCGGCGACGCGGGCGCTCAAGGAGGCGATCGACGTGATCAAGCGCAAGATCGGGGAGTGGGACGTCGCGCAGGCGCAGGAGCGCGCGCGGCTGCTCAGGGCCTCAGTGCAGGCGGCGTCCGCCGGCGACCAGGCCGCCGCGGCGAAGGCTTACGAGAAGGCCGAGGCGCACGTCGTCGATCAGGGCACGGCGACGAGCAAGATCGTGTGGACGGGCGAGGTCGCCGACGCGAGCCTGATACCGCGCGAGTACCTAGTTCCCGACGTCGAGAAGCTCGAGGCGCTCACCCGGTCGCTGGGGCGCGACCCGCAGATCCCGGGCTGGCGCGCGTACGAGACCGCCGAGGTGCGCACGAGCCGGAGAGGAGCGATCCCGTGACCGCGCGCGGCGAAGAGGCCCTGCTGCGCAAGTGCGAATGGCTGCGCATGCGCCGCAGGCTGATCGATGGCAGGCCGGCGGACGGCGGCGGGGAGGCGTACTCGGCGTGGCACGCGACCTACGTCGCGACCGACAAGCTCGACCCGCTGCCGGAGTGCGCGCCTGGAACCGCGCTGTGGCGCACGATGCTCGAGCGTCTCGGGAGCTCGCCGTGAGCGCGAGCCGCCCCGCCAACCCTTTCCCGCGCAAGCGCCCCGACGGCATCGTGGTCGTGGACGAGACCTGCGCGTGCGGGCACCGGCGCTCGGGGCACGCCGACTCGACGGCCCGCGGCCACGGGCGCTGCGAGGTGGAGCATTCCATGAACGAGAGGAAAAGGGGCCGAACCGTGAGCACGAAAACAAGGATCGACAGGCTTCGCGCCCGTCGCACCCGCGCCTGGCACAACTGGCTGCTCCTGCGCGCGACGCCGATCGGCGCCCGAGCATGGCGCTGGGTGATGGCGTGGGACGCGGCGTATCACGCGGAGCTGCGAGGGGCGCGACGATGAGCGGCGAGGCAGAGAAGACGCGCGCCTGGGAGGAGGTCAAGCGCCTCCGGGCGATGCTCGAGCAGACCTTGAACCGCGAGCAGCGCCGCGAGCTAAACGAGCTCGTCTGGGCCTACCGCCGCGCGCTGCTCTCGGAGCTGAACGCCGATCCGGACGCCCTGCGGGAGAAGATGCTATGAGCGCCGAACCCGTGCCACTCACCCGATCGTCCAGTCGTGCGCCACCTTCGGCTGCGGCGCGAGGGCCGAAGCCAGGCTCCGAGCCCCCGACGGCGGCCTGGCACACGGCGGCGTCTACTGCGGGATCCACGCAGCCTCGATCGCGTCGCAGTACCTCGCGCAGTGCGGCGAAGAGTGGACCCTCGAGCCGCTCGTGATGCCCTGCGCCCACCGGCACGACCCGAGGAGGTGCCACGAGTGCTAGGCGAAGGCGCTTGACACCCCGTGCACGGGTTTGAGATACGCGCCATCCATGGCGACGAGGGAAAGAGCCAAGGCGACCCCGGCGACCTGCCAGAGCTGCGGCGAGCCCGTCCTCGTGCGCGGGCGGCTGGGGACGAGGTTCTGTTCGGACGCCTGTCGCTGGGCGTGGCATCGCAAGCGCCGAGAGCGCGCCTTCGCGCTGCTCGAGGCGATCGAGGGACGAGAAGCGAAGGACCAGAAGCCGGACGCGGAGACGATCCGCGCCAGGCTCGAGCGGTGGAAGGAGTCGAGTCGATGAGGATCCTAACGCTGGCCGCCTTCGTAGCGACGACGCTCGCACCGATCGAGGTCCCGTCGAAGGGCGCGAAGACCTACGTCGAGCGAATGGACCTGCCGGCGACGACGATCGTCATGCCGCGCCCGGCCGCGGAGGCCCCGACGCGGGCCGAGCCGCCCGCCTCGCGGCCCGTGCCGGTCTGGATCGGAGTTGGCCTGCTCCTCGCGAGCGTCGCCCTGGCGATCGCGCTGCGCCGCGCGGCGTCGAAGGTCGAAAGGTGATCGCCGCGCTCTTCCCGACGTCGATCCGTGGGACGAGGTACGTGACGCGCGACGGTACGCGGGTCCGTGGCCGGTCGTGGCGCATCCGCCGTGCGCGCGATGGGGCAGATACTGGTTCGGCGGGCCATCGGCTCGGATCAGGCGGAAGCTAGGGGATGATGACGGTTGCTTTGCTTCGGCGATAGCGGCCGTGCGTCGATGGGGAGGAGTGCTCGAGCACCCAGAGGCCAGCTACGCCTGGAGTAGGTTCGGCGTGAACATGCCACCGCGCAGCGGAGGTTGGATCCGGGCTGGAATCGACGATCCCGGTTGGACCTGCTGTGTGGAGCAGGGGCACTACGGACATCGAGCACGCAAGCCCACCTGGCCATGCGCTCCCCGGCGTCGAGCCGCCCCCGCTGCGCTGGGGCCGCGCCGCCGGGGAGCGCATGGCCATCGGAGGCGCTGGTTATCATTCCGCGGAGGAACGCAGGGCCGCGAGAGAAGCGGGCGTGTTGCGCGTTGACGAACTGGAACGCATGAGCGCCAAGGCTAGAGCCGCCACGCCGCCGGCATTCCGCGACGTGCTGCTAGAGATGGCGCGGTCGGTGAAGTTACGGGGACACCCATGACCCGCGAGCGCGCCGACTGGATCAAGGCCGCCGCGATCACGATCGCCGTCGTCGCCGCGACGCTCTGGCTCATGCCGTGACCGTGGTCGTCTGGCTCAAGGCCGGGCGCGTCCGCCACGCCTACTGGCGCGGCTCGTGGGAGCGGGCGCTCTGCGGCACGGCGGCGCACGCCTCGCCCCGAGGCGACGCGGGCTTGCCGAGGTGCCGCGGCTGCGAGCGCGTGCTCGACGCTCGCTGGCGGCGGCGTTCCACGTGAAACACGGGCGTGGTATCGGTCGGTGATGGACGACGAGAGCGCCGCCCTGCGCGACCTGGCCCGCCGGATCTCGGCGGAGCTCGAGGCGCGACGCGCCGACCTAGAGCGCGTCCGGTCGTGGGCCGCGCAGGCGCGCTTCGACGCCGCCGGAGTCGCGGCCGTGCCCGCGGACGAGCTCCTCGCGCTGCTCGACTCGCTGTCGCCGGCTGCGCCGCGCCCCGAGCCCGAGGCGCCGCCAGCGCCGATCGACCCCGAGGACTAGCGCCGCGAGATCTCGCTCAGGTCGACGAGCTCGAAATGAGGACCATCGAAAAAACTTTTAAAGTCGCCGCCCCAACGGATCGGCACGCCGAGCTCGGCGGCGGCGCGCTTCATCGCGGCGGCGATCGAGCGGTAGATCGCGGGCGACCAAGTGAGCGACTTGTCCTGCGCGTCGATCACGCCGTCGGCGTTCAGGTCGCCGACCGCGACGACGTCCACCGCGTGACCGAGGCCGCCTACCTGCACGAGGTGCTTCGACGCGAGCGTCTTGCTGAAGCCCTTGGCGACGAGCTCGCGCTGGCGCTCGATCGAGCGGAGGCCCTCCGAGACGGCGAAATTGACCGGGCTGTAGCCGATCGCCCGCTCGACGACGCGGACGAGGTCCGGGTGCACGCCGCGCAGGCGCTCGAGGGACTTCGGGCCGAGCTTGAACGGCATCTCAAGACTCCTTGGCGCCGCGGAACGGCACGACGTTGCGGCCGACGCGCGCGCGGAAGCGGTCCTCGTACTCGGCGAACAGTAGCGACAGATCGCGCGTCGCCTTCTCGATGACGTCCCGAGCCTTTGCGAGCAGCTCCTCGAGCTCGACCCGCGACTCGGGGCCGCCGAGCGCGACGAGGCGGCTAAGCTCTACCTCGTCGACGCTGAACGCGACGCTCACGATGTCTTTCACGGGCCGCCCCTCGCCGCCACCGACTCGCCGGCAAGCAGTTCGCGAGCGTGGGGCGCCCAGGCTCTGGCCACCTCGATCGCGTCCGGCAGCTCGTCGATCGGCAGGCGCCAGGCGAGCGCTGGCCGCTCGAACTCGGCGCCATCGTCCGTGGCAGTGACGTGGTTCGGCTCGTAGACGAGCCACGCGCCGCGCCAGGAAGGCCCGCCGCCCGTCTCCTCGTAGCGCGCCGCGACGGCCTGCGCGTCGTGGCCCACGGACTCTGCGTCGATCATGACCGTGGCGGACGGCGCGATCGAGCCGCGGAGAGTGAGGCGCGCCAGCGCCCCGGGCCGATCGGCCTGGGCGAAGAGCCCGAGGAGCGCGAGGAGTAAGGAGCGCACGCCTACACGCTCGCGAGGATGAACCAGGCCGTGCCATCGCTCTGGATCTGTTTGCTGTTCCACTGCGCCGGGAGCGATTGCGTCGCGGCGCCGTCGATCGTTTCGGCCCCGTTCCCGTCGATCGTGACCGCGTTCGCCGAGCTGTCGACCTTCTTCACGTTGTAGATGCGGCCCGGGTGCAACGCGGCGGCCGGCAAAGTGATCGTGACGGCGCCCGCGGTGGCGTCGACGAGGATCGTGTAGTCATCCTTCGTCGCCGTGTAGTCCGCAGTCTTCGCGACCGTCGGGAAGCTCACGCCGGCGAAGGTGCGGAAGCTGACCTTGTTCGCCGGCGCGCCCCAGACACCCTCACCCGCCGCGGTCGTCGCGGCATTGCGTCCAATCGCGATGCCGTCGGTGTGCCCGGCCGAAGCGCTCTTGCCCACCGCGACGCCGCCGGCCGCCGTCGCGCCCGCCGACTTGCCGACCGCGACGCTCTCCGTCCCGGTCGCGTTGGTCCCATGCCCCGCCGCGAGTGCGTCCGTGGCGCTCGAGGTGTTGGCGCCGCGGCCGACAGCTGTGCTGTTCGCGCCTGTGACGTTCGAGTTGCTTCCGAGGGCGGTTGCTTGCGACGCCGAGGCCGTGGCCCCAGAACCCAGCGCCGTCGCTTGCGTGCCTGAAGATGTGGCAGCTTGGCCGACGGCGACACCGTCCGCGATCGACGTGACGGCGCCCTGTCCCAGCGATGTCGCGGCGCTGGCGACGGCGCGAGCGCCCTTACCGACGGCAGTCGCGTTCGCGAACGTCGCCTCGGCGTCGGCTCCGATCGCCGTCACATTCGCGATGCCCGTGCCCACGATCGTCCCGTCGCCGACCGCGGTGACATCTGTGCCGGAGACGGAGCCAGTGGGCTTCCCGACGACAGTACAACCCGACGCACTCACGGTCGTCGCGGGAGCGATGACGACTCCGGCAGCGGCGCTCAGAGAGGAGGCACGCCCGATCGCGATGCCGTCGGTGGCGGCGGAAGAGACCACCGCGGCTTGCCCGACAGCGGTGGCGCCACCGCCTGTCGCGCTAGCAATAGATACGTTACCGATGGCCGTGCTGTCGGTGGTGGTCGCGTTCGATCCGCGCCCAATCGACGTGCTGCGGGTGCCCGCGGCGTTGGCGCTCTCGCCGAGAGAGGTGGCGCCGTTGCCGCTCGCGAAGGCTAGCGATCCGACTGCCGTCGTGTCGCTGTTAGAGGCGCTGGCGGCGCGTCCTACCGCGACCCCGCCGCCTAACGTCGCCGACGCGGACTTGCCCACGGCCGTCGCCTGCGCGGCGCTGGCGACCGCGGACTTGCCGATCGCGGTCCCTTCTGTTCCGGTCGCGGTAGCGCCTTGGCCCACCGCCGTCACGTCCGCGACGCCTGAGCCAACGTTGACGGAATCTCCGATCGCCGTGACGTTGCTGGCAGACACCGCCCCGGTGGGCTTGCCTACGACGGTGACGCCCGTCCTGGTTCCAGTGACCGACGCCTCGGGGCCGACGAGGACGACGCCGGTGCTGCTCGCCGAGATGGACGCCGCGCGCCCGACGGCGACGCCGTCGGTGGCGCCGGCGCTGACCGTAGCGCCCTGACCGATGGCGGTCGCGCCCGAAGCGTCCGCGCCCGCCGCCGTTCCGAAGGCCGTCGCGTTGGCGGCGTTCGCGCGCGAGCTGTTGCCGACTGTGGCCCCCTGGCTGCCAGACGCCTCCGAGCCCGAGCCGACCGCGACGGCGCTGGCCCCCGTCGCCTGCGCGTCTTTGCCGACCGCGGTCGTGGACGTGTTGGACGCGACCGCGAAGGCGCCGACCGCCGTGGCGTCGAGCGCGGAGGCATCGGCCCCGTCGCCGTACTGCTCGGAGTTGCTGGCGCCGCCGCTCGCGCGCACCGAGATGCCGCCGATGACGTTCCAGGTGCCGTCGGGTGGCGTGAACGGGTCGGGCATCGATCCGAACTCGGCGAACGAGAGCGCGGTCGTGCCGACGACGATCGGATCGTTCGTCGCGAGGAGGAAGCCCTTGTCGGCGTTGACGGCACCCTCGGACACCGAGACGGCGAGGCCGGCGGTCACGTCGGAGTCCTCGTCGGCGTCGTCCGCGCGCGGCCAGGCGCCGGCGGCGGCGACGTAGAGGCCGTTCTCGCTCGCGGTCGTCTGGTTCTTGACGAGGACGCGATCGCCGGCGGCGAGCGAAACGCCGTCGATCGTTTGGAGGCCGCTGAGCGTGATATTCGCCGTGGTCGCGGCGCGGACGGACTGCTTCCAGTCGAGCGTCGCGGAGATCGCCGGGTTCGGCGACGCCTCCCACGCGGCGCCGCGACGGAAGAAGAACGCGCCGGTGTCGGCCGCGTAGGCGATCGTGCCGTCGTCGGGCGTGTCGGCGAGGAGCTCCGCCTCGGTGTCGTAGGGCGCGAGCTCGTCGAGGCCGTCGCGCAGCGCCGTCGCCTCCTTGGGCGGGACGTTGGCGTAGCGTTGGAGGATGGAAATGAGACGGTCGATCGTCTGCTGGATGGCCATTTCTAGTCACTCCTTCGGGCGTTGGCTCCAAAATAGATGGCCGCACACTACGCCGATCGCGAACGGCAGGACAGGATGGCGGCGGGCGAACCCGAGCGTGACCTCGCTGATCGTGTCGCCGCCCGTAGGCTCGAGGTAGACCCAGACGTCCCACGCGACGAGCAGCGCCGCGACGGCGACGAGGATCGAGATGGTCGCCTTGCGGGTCACCGACCACGCTCCCTGTCGGCGAGCTTGTCGATCGCCTCGGAGAGCTTCGCGCACACCTGGCGCTCGCGGTCGATCGAGGACATGAAGTCGGCGCGCTGCTCGGTCAAGGTCTCGCGGAACTCTCCGCGCTGTCTATCGATCGCGTCCTCGAAACTCTTCGCGAGCCTCGGGATCGTGTGGTTCGTCGTCCGCCAGACGAGCCACATGACGAAGCCCATCGGCCCGAGGGCGGAGACGAGTTGGGTCATGACGTCGAGCGCCGGCGACGACGCGACCGCCGACGCGGCCTGCGTCAAGAAGATCGCCGCGCCCGTCGCGGCCGCCAGTCCAGCCTCGATCTTCATCTCGAGATCACCCGTTAGCAGAACGCGGAGCCGCCGTCACCTCGGTACCGCCAGGCGCGCGGCGGCGTACATCGCCGCCACGGAGAGTGCGGCCGAAGCCGCGGCGACGAACGCCGGGCGCTCGTGCCACGGCGGCTCGGCCGCCTCGATCGCGCGCTCGAGCGCCGCGGCCTTGCGCGCCGCGGCCTCGGTCTCGAGCCGCCTAAGTTCGCGCTCGAGGGCGAGATCGACCGCGGCGAGGGCGCGGGCACGCTCGAGCTCGATCGCGACGACGGCGTCGCACCGATCGGCGCGCTGGCCGAGACGGATCGCGAGCGAGGTGGTGAGGAGCTGGCCGTCGTGCGGCGCCGGCTCGCCGGCTCGCAGTGGCGTCGCGCAGTCGGCGCCGTCGCACGCGGGCACGGCGAGGAGCGCCGAGACGAGCGCGACCTCAAGCACCGCGGCGCCCGACGCGAACCAAAAACCTCGCGAGCTCGGCGGGATCCTCCGCGAGCTCCTTCGCCTCCTCGCGCTGCCGCTCGTCGAGGGCGTCGAGCTCCGCCTTGTGGCGCGCCTCGACCTCGGCGCGGGCCGCGTCGGCGCCGCGCTCGGCCTCGGCCTCGGCGGCGACCCAGGCGGCCTTGGCCGCGGCGACCTCGGACTTGATCGAGGCCGAGAGCTTGCCGCGACGGCTCGTAAACCAGAGGAACGCCGCGAGCCCCGCGGCGGAGGCCAGCGAGGCGATCCAGAGGAGGCGCCTCACGCCGCGCCGCCCTCGCCCGGCGGCTCGTCGAAGCGCGGGCGCGTCCTGACGCTCGCGAGCGACGCGGCCTTGCGCACGCTCTCGGGCATCTTCGACAGGGCCCTCTCGACGTGACGCGTAGCGGAGACGAACTTGGCGACCTCGTGGTAGCCCGCGGCGACGAGCCCGGCCGGCAGGGCCGCCGTGAGCGAGACCCCGATCGGGAAGCCCGCGGCGAGGCTCGCCGCGGTCGTCGTCCCGAGGGCCGTGAGCACGGGCGAGGCGAGCTTGAGCCAGCCCGGCAGCGCGTCCCACTTGAGCCGCGCCGGGGCTAGGCCCTGGACGAAGCTCGAGCGGTAGGCGTTGACGAGCACGGGCACGGCCGCGACCGCGACTCCGAGCCAGCCGGCGTTGTCGTAGGCGGAGCGCATCAGGCTGACGGCGACGTTGATCTCGGGCGGCAGGCCCGAGGCGGGCGCCGCGGGAAGGGCTACGTCTTGCACGGGCTCTCACTCCTCTCGCATGGTTGGCCGCGGGCGGGCCGGCCTGCGCCTGGGGGGAGGGCGAGACGCACACAAGAAGCGCCCACCCGCGGCCGAGGATCGGAGGCTAGCGCCGCGCGCCCGCGAGCGCAAGGATCACTCGGCGAGCCGGCACGTCCCGGTGCGGACGTCGATCCTGTAGCCCGAGCGGACGTCCGCGCCGGTGCGCCGGCGGACCTCGGCGGCGACGCGGTCCTGCTCGGAGAGGATCGCGGCGCGATTCTCGGCGTATTCGAGATCGAGGACGCGGAGCTTCAAGAACGTCGCCTCGAGCTCGGCGCGCTCGGCGCGCGTGAGCTGCACGATCGCGGGCCGCAGGGCGGTCATACGATCGTCCCCGCGTAGTGGCCGCGGTCGATGAGCCACTGGTAGAGGACGCGCGCCGCGCCGTTGTAGATGAGCTCGCTGCCGCTCGTCGGCAGGCTCGCGACCATCGTCGTGAACTCGGCCTCGATACCGATGTACGTCCACGTGACAGTGCCGTCGACGATCGTCTGCCCGGTCCCGGTCGGGCCGCCCGACGCGGCGGACGTGCCGGCGACCGCGCACACGTACGTTTTGTCGCCGTCGTTCTTGCGCACGTCGCCGATCGCATAGTCCGTCAGTGCCTGCCACGCGGGGCTAGAACGATCGGCGAGCGTGAAACTCCTGATCGACTTGCCCTCGACGAGGACCGCGCCGTCCTGCCAGACGCCGCCGACGATTCTCCCGTGACGCACCTCGAGCTTGAGCCTGCCGAGCGTCGGGAGGATCTCGAACCTGTGGATGATCGCGTGCGTGTAGTCCGAGGCGTCGAGAGCGCCGACGGACAAGGGAGTCGTGAGAAGGATTGGCATTCGAATATCGCTCCTAAGGCGCCTGGCCGCCGACGGTGACCCACGCCGTACCGTTAAATATTTTCAATTTACCATCATCGGAGCCGCCTGTTTGAACATAGAGATCACCCTTCAAAGCAGTCGTCGGCGCTGTATCTTGCGGCACGATACGAAAAGCGGCCCTCACTGGCGCCGTCGTATCGGCCTCGGCGACGAGCCCGTAGCCGGTACCTACGTTTTGAAAAAATCCAGCGAATCCGCTACCGCTCTGCCTGCCATAGACGCCAGAACTCGATCCCGATCCGCTGGCGAAGCCTTGCACGCCGTCACCGCTGGTCGCCGTCCCCTTCACGCCTATGCCAAGCGCGCCTCCGGCTGTACCCTCTACGCCCACCCCGGACGAGGGTCCTCCTGTGCCGCTGACGCCGGAGTTAGCGCCGGCGCCCTCGCCGATCACACCGTGCGAGCCGGCAGTCGTGCTGTTCGACACGCCACGAATACCGGCCGACAGCCCCGTGCCGCCGCCGGTGACGTTCAGACCAGTCTGCGATCCGAACACTGATGGGGAAAACCCGCCGGCCGAGATCAGGACGCCGTACGTGTCCGCCATCAGGATCGCCGCGGGTTGGCCAGAGCCGATGCCGTCGACGCGCAAGCCTTCGGCCGTCGTGGGCGTGATCGCCTGCCTACCGTGCGTGCGCACCAGCCCCTCGAAGAATCCTGCGTGCCCTCCCGTAAAGACCGATGGCGATCCGGGCGTGATCCCCGGCGCCACGCCGTGGACGCCGAAGCCGTTGGCGCCAGAGCCGATGCCGAGTACGCCGCGACCGCTCGCGCCGCCCGCCGTGCCCTTGACTGCGGTGCCGTCCGTCGCGCCGCCGATCGAGAGAACGCCCTCGCCCGAGCCTGTGCCGACGCCGTGGAGCCCTATGCCGTTCGGAGATCCACCGGTGGCCTTGATCCCCGTGCCGCTCGAGCTGCCGCCCGTCGCGTCGAAGGCCGGCAGGCCGGCCTGGCCGACGGGAGCGTTGACGAACTGGACCCAGGTGAAGACGTTGTTCTGCCACCAGTTGAAGAACTGCGCCGGCGGCCGGTCGCTCGTGTCCCAGCCGTCCTGCTTCTGCGCGAGCGCGGGCTCGACGATGTCGGCCCCGGGATCGCTCGCCCACTCTGGCAACGTGGTCGGCTTGATCGGCATCGGCTCAGCTCAATATCGCACCGGCGAAGTGCCCGCCAGTGGTCTGCGTCGCGTCGGCGAAGCCCTTGGACGTGTCGCCCATCGCGAGCGACGAGCTGTCGGAGAACGTGAACGTCTGCGCCGCGGCGAACTCGGAGAACTCGAGGAATGCGCCCACGCCCGCCGCCCGGGCGTCGCGCAGCAGCGCCGCGGCTCGCGCGGCCGTGGCGATCGATAGCGGCTCCTGCAGCTGCACGCGGAACGCGGCGGGCGGCAGCTGCTCGAGAAAGATGTCGCCCGCGCCGAGCGAGAGCGCGAGCAGGAGCACGAGGATCACGTCCTCGACCGTGCCCGACGAGAGGTTGGCGGCGATGCGCGCCTTGATCGCGATGCGGTAGTCGACGTCCGCGCGCCCCTCGCGCGCCTCGCCGACGATGTCGCCCGCACCGTCGAGCTGCGCGCCCTCGGCAGCGTCGACGTCGCGCTGCAGGCCGAGGTCGAAGAGGACCGCTTCGAGGTCCTGGATCCGATCGACGAAGGCCGCGAGCAGCGCCTCGATGTTCGCCTTGTCGCGGAACTGCTGGGCGAGCTGGCGCCGAGCCTCCTCGACGTGCGTCGTCTTCTCGACGAGCGCCACGCTAGGCCACCGTCACGACGACGCGGCTCGTGTCGAAGCGCGCCACCTCGCGCACGGCGACCGGGTGGTTCGACGTGCTCGACGGGAACGCGACGTCGTCGACCTCGAGCACCGTCACGTCGGTAACGCCCGAGACCTCGAGCGACGCGCACTTTAGGCGAACGGTAATCACGTCGTCGCCGATGCCGAGGCGGTCGCCCTCGGCGACGATCGCGGCCTTTACCTGGTCGACGCCGTCGAGCGGGAACAGGCCCGCGTCGACGACGACCGTCACGTCGACGTACATGAGCAGCTCGGTCGGGCGGCTGAACTTGATCGTGTGCGAGAACCCCTGCGAGTCGGTGACGATCTCGGTCGTCGAGCCGTGCGTCGCGATGCCCGCGGCGACCGAGCCGAAGATCGCCTCAGCGAGGTCCTCGTCGGTGCCGCCGAGGACGACGACCTCGACGGAGTGCGGCGGCAGGCCGTCGACGTCGGTGACGTCGGTCGGGTTGTCGAAGACGAAGGCCTCGGTGACGCCCTCGACCCCGAGCACCGCGGCGCGGATCGCCTCGATCGTCGCGTCGCCGCCCGTGCCGAGGAGCTGCTCGCGGCGGACGCGGAAGTCGGCGTCGCTCTCGACGTCGCGGCCGAGCTCGGCATCGAGCCGGTTGGCCGCGCCGCTCCAGCCCGAGACCGGCGTCTCGATGACCGAGAGCGTGAACGCCGGGGCGTTGATCGGCCCGAACTCCTCGGACTCGAAGTCGACGAGGGCGAAGGCGAGCCCCGTCCCGACGAAGCGCCACGTGACCGTGCCGTCGACGATCGCGGCCCCGGTGCCGCTCGGGCCGCCCGACGCCGCCGAGGTGCCGGCGACGGTGACGACGTAGATGTTGCCAGAGTTGGACCTCACGTTGCCGACCGCGTAGGCGGTCGTCGGCGCCCAGGCCGTCGCCGCCGCGAGCGTCGCCGCGGCCGTCGAGGCGAAGCGGTCGCCCGCGCCGGAGACCGATAGCACGCGGCCGACGGCGAGCACTGTGCCTGCGGTCCCCGTGCAGATCACGTCCTCGGCCGAGCTCTTGCGCGCCGCGAGGCGCAGGGCGCCCGTGATCGAGGCGACGTTGTCGAGGGCCTCGCCCGAGGCGCTGTCGGGGTAGAGCGAGCGGTAGATCGCGGCGGCGACCTCCCAGAGCTCGGCGAGCTTGCCGGCGAAGACGCCGTTGAGCTGGCCGAAGACCGACGTCGCGAGCGTGTTGATCCCGGGCCCGAAGGCCGCGCGCTCGGCGTCCTCGATCTCGGCCTTGAGATCCTCGAGCGTCTTTTGCTCGAAGCCCTCGGTCGTCACGCCCGCCATGCGCCTAGCCTATGATCAATTCTCGATCGAAGGTCAACGGCCCATCCTCGGTCGAGGCCTCGAACTCGACCGACAGCGTGCGCGAGGCGTTCGCGTACTCGGTCGAGAAGCTCTGCAGCTCCCCGATCCCCGGCGTCGACGCGACGGCCGCGCGCAGGAGGAAGCGCACGGCGTTGAGGTCGGGGTTCTTCACGAGGACGCGCTGGTAGTAGGGGATCCCGACGCGCGTGTCGAGGAACCACTCGCCCTGGAAGAACTGCAACCGGATCGCCACGTGCTGGGAGATGGCCTCGACGCCGTCGAGCAGCGCGAGGTCGCCGCCTTCGATGAGCAGGTCGCCGGTGTCCGGGTCGAGCGCGATGTCCATGCTTCAGGTCGCCTTGGCCCGCGCCGCGGCGACGCTCGCGGGCCAGGTCATGAACAGAGTCGTGAAGATAGTTTTTAACGCGGCCCCGCCATCGCCTGGGACGGGAGTCCAAGAATTGATCGCGGTTTTCAGATCGTTAAGTTCGCCGAGAACCAGACTCGCGAGCGCGACGAAGTCGGCGGCCGGGTACGCGCCGAGGTGCACGGCGGACGTGTCGACGTGCAGCTGCACGCCGCCCGGGACGTCGTGGCCCATCGCCAGGTTGGACGGGTGCGCGCCCGTCAGGGCCCTGGCGACGGGCCAGACGCCAGGGATGGCGATCGCGTCGGAGAGGTCGTGGGTGCGGAAGTCGTCTGGCTCGGCCTCGACCCCGGGCGGGCCGAAGACGAACTCGTCGAGGCTGCGGTCGCAGAAGACGAGGAGGACGTTGTCGCCGACCTGCAGCGGCAGCGAGATGAAGAACGCGCCCGAACGCGGGAAGAGCACGGGGACGCTCGGCACGACGGGGATCGACTCGACGATCTCCTCGCCGTCGGCCGCGGCGACGCGGCGCTTGACGAGGGGCTTGACGTCGGCGCGCTGCGTCGCGGGATCGTAGCGCTCGATCTTGCCCGGGATCGCGACGTGAACGTCGGCGAGGCGCCCGTCCATCGCGGCGCGGATGACCTCGGCGAGGCTCGGCGTGCGGCTGTTGGAGGCGGTCGTCATGTCGTCGGCTGCCCTTCTATTTCGGTGTACCAGTCGGACGCCCACGAGTCACCCACGTGGAGCGCCCGCTCGACCTTGAGCGTGATGGCCTCCTCGGCGCGATCGATGATCACGAGGCGCCCGGGCGCGATCCCGGGGACGATGAGCGAGCGCGCCTTGACCGTGCCGTCCTGGCCGCGCTCGGGCGAGCCGACGAGGCCGCTGTCAGCGTTGAGGACGACGGTCTCGCCGGGCGCCGGCTCGCCGGGCGCGAGCACCTGGAGCTGGCCGTCCTGGATCGACCACCCGTAGCCGGCGAGCTTGAGGAGCTTCGTGAGCTGCTCCTGCGCCGAGCCTACGAGCGCGAAGCCCTTCTGTAGCGCCTGGGTCGTGCCGCGGACGTTCGTCAGGTGCGCGGCGAGATTGCCGAGGGGAAGCCCGAGCGCCGTGGCCGCGGCCTGGATCGCGGCCGAGAGCGGCGTGCCGGGGGCGAGCGACTCGTTGACGCGCGCCGAGCGGTAGCGACCGGCGCCGTCCTGGAGCTGGAGCTTGGTGACGAGGTCGACGCCCTGGCGCTGCGTCGAGGCGTCGAGCAGGTCGCCCGAGAAGATGCGGAAGATCTGGCCCGAGTAGCCGACGCTGAGCTCGACCGGCAGCCGCGCCGACTCGAGCGCGGCGCGGCTGTCCTTCGAGAGGTTCCAGATCGTGATCTCGGCGGGGCTCGGCTCCTTCTGCGAGGTCCTGTCGACCCGGAACGCCACGCGCAAGGTCGAATGGATGCGCGCCGGATCCGTGGAGGACGTGGCGATGCCGATGCCGCCGACGCTCAGCGCGAACTGCCGGTGGAACAGCGCGCCCACGCGGTCAGCCCGGCAGGTCCGCCGCCTCGGTGTAGTTCAGCACCACCTCGTCGCCGAGGTCTTCGAGGCCAGCCTCGCGGTCGGTGTCCGCCGTGTCGACCGCCGTGAACTCGCCGGGAGGTCGGCGGAGGTCGCGGACCAGCCGCGCGAGCGGGAACCCCGTGACGACCTTGACGCCGGACTTGATCGGCTCGCCGTCGGCGTCCGCCAGGTCGAAGTACCAGAAGCCCTCGCGCTCGTTGAAGCGGAACGCGAACTGGAACGTCGCGCCATCGAGGTCGACCTCCATCCGGTAGAGCCCGAGGTCGGTGCGGGTCGGCAGCTGGACGGTCGCCATCGGTTCACCTCCGCGTCAGAGCAAGCCCAGGAGGGCCAACAGGGCGGACTGCGACTGCGCCGCCGACGCGGCCTTGGCGACCTTGGCGCTCTGCCGGCCGAGTTCGGCGGTCACCGATCGCGACGGCGACAGCGGCACCGGCGCGGCGATCTTGAGCGTCTCGGCCAGGCGCACCTCGCGCCAAGTCATCTGGAGCTCGGCCACGTTGCCGCGCGCGGCGTCGCGGGGCGTCGAGAGCGAGACGAGCGCCATGCCCTCGTACTGGAACAGGGTCGTCGCGATCAGGCACAGCGACCCGGACTCCATGATGCGCTCGAGCTCGAGGAAGGCGTCCTCGGCGCGACTGCTCGGATCTCCGCCCGGCACCGACGGCAGCGACGTGAGGCTCGCGAGGAGCTGGATCGGCGTGTTCGAGACGATGCCCGTGATGTCGAGCTCGCGGGCCTTGAAGCGTATGTGGTCGGAGACGTCCGCGCCGGCCTCGACCGGGTGCTCGGTCACCTCGGCGACGCGGCGGTGGCTCTCCGACACCGAGGCCTCGAGCTGGATGAGCGTCGTGACCGGGAAGAGGCTCTCGATGACGACGACCTGCGTCCTGCCGAAGAGCGCCATCGCGCGGTTCCTACGGCGCCGCCGGCGCGACGACCGAGAGCATCCCTAGCGCTTCTCGGTTCTGCGCCTCGAGTACGGACCTGACCTCTCGGCCGACGGCGACCGCGACCGCCTCCGGGTTCTGGGCGCCGGCGGCGTCCACCGACACGGTGATGTTGTTCGTCTGCTGGGCCGACACCGCCGATGGCGCTCGCCCTGCGACCGCGGCCGGCGCGGCCGCGGCGCCGCCCCCGATCCCGAGGGCACCCGCCAAGGTGCCGCCCACGTGGGCGACGGCCGCCGCGCCCCTCTCGAGCAAGCCCCTGAGCGGCGCGGGGATGGCCCGCCACACCGAGGCGAAGGCGGCCCCGATCTCGCTTATAAACCCGTGCACGGCTGCGACGAGGTCAACCTCGAAGAGGTCGCCGAGGATCATCAGCGTGTTGTTGGCGAAGTTCTTGATCGCCTGGATCGGCCCTGCGCGCACCGTGAACAGGTCGACGAAAAACTGGATGAACGAGAAGGCGGTGTCCTGCATGGCGCCGAAGACCCTGCCGAACGCGACGCCGACGGAGAGGATCGCGGCCGACACGTTCGGGAACTCGGCGGCGAGCTGCTCGAGCGCCGCCACGAGCTCGCCTATCGCCGACTTGCCGCCAGCCCGCCAAGTCTGGAAGTCCTCGATGAGGAGCCCTACGAGAGCGATGAGCAGGAAGAGGGCGCCGCCGGGAAGCGCCAGGACGACCGCCAGGCCCAGCGCGATCAGCCCGATCTTGACGAGGGACGCGCGCACTGGGTCGAGCGCGGCGAACCACCCGCGCGCCGCGGCGACCGCCCCCGTCATGGCGCTCGCGATCGCGCCGAGCACGCGGGCGACGTTCTGGAAGACCGCCTGGATGTTCTGCGCGATCGCCTCGCGGTTCGCGCGGATCCACTCGATCGTCGCGTCGACGGAGGCCTTGAACGACGGCAGGAGCGCCTTCGCCACCACGTTCTTGAGCCCCTGGAGCGTGAAGCGTAGGCGCTTCTGAGAGTCGTCGAAGTCGCTCGAGAGCTGGATGAGATCGTCGTCGAGGACACCGCCGAGCGCGTCGGCCTCCTCGCGCAGCGCCCGGATGCCGTCCTTCCCGCGCTTGAGAAGCGGCACGAGCGATACGCCCGATCTCCCGAAGACGGACTGCGCGAGGGCGGCGCGCTCCGTGTCGGATCCGAGGCGCGCGAACCCGCCAGCAAGCTCCTCGAGAAGCGCGTCGACGGGCTTCAGCTTGCCGTCCGCACCCGTGACGCTGACGCCGAGCCGCCGGAAGTCGCGGCCGAGCTCCTTGCTGCCCTGACGCGCCTCGTTCGCGTTGCGAGAGAGAACGCGGAGGCCCGTCGTCAGCTCCTCGCTCGAGACGTCGGCCTGGCCGGCAGCGAAGCGAAGCTCTTGAAGCGCCCTCGTCCCGACCCCGATGCGCTCGGAGGTCGTCTGGATCTCGCCGCCGAGCTGCGCCGTGCTGACGACCATGCGCCGGATCCCCTCGACGACGGCGGCGCCGGCGATGGCCGCGCCGAGCACCTTGGCGCCGCGGACGACGCCGCGGATCGCGCCGTCGACGTCGGCGGCCGACCGCTTGTCGACCTGGAAGCCGAACAGCGCGACGAGCTCGCGAACGATCATCGGTGCCCCTTCAGCGGCCTAGCGGCCAGCCAGTCGGCGTCGTCCTGGATGTCGAGCGCCTCGTTGGCGTCGAGGACTTCGCCCAGGTCCCAGTATCGTCGGATCTCCTCCCACGTGGCAACCCGGCGGAGGACTAGGCGCCAGAAGATCCACGAGTCGCTCAGGTGCTCGGGGAGCCTGACGCTGGAGTCTGTCGGAGCAGGGCGACGCGGCCGATACCGCTTCGGACTTTTTTTATGAGGCCCTCGTACTCGACCGATAGGCAGAACGCGAGCCACTCGAACATCTCGTCGACGCGGCCTCGGAAGTGCGCCGAGAAGACGTCCCGGACCTTGGCGCCGCCCGCGAGGCTCACCTCGCCGAAGGCGTGGACGAGGTCGTCGAGCAGCTTCTCGTCGAGACGGTCGAAGAGCTCGCGCGCGGCGCGCTCGAGGTCCACGTTCGCCTCGGAGACGGACGAGCCGTCCGCCTTGCCGATGGCCGCCCCGATCGCGGGTCCGAGAACGGCGCCGAGCCGGCGGGCGAGCCGGTAGGAGATCGTCGGATCGAGCCTGTAGACGGTGTACTCGACCGCGCCGATCGTCTTCTTCGCCCCGTCGGTCTGCGACATCGATCGCCTACCTAACCCGGTTTCGCCGCCGCATCAATTCCCCCCGACGAAGATCTGGAGCTCCGGCGTCTCGATGACCCACTGGCGCTCCGACGCCTCGACGGCGAAGCCGACGTCCGCTGGCTTCACGATCCAGGCGTGGGCGGCCGACACCAGCGTCCGGCCGGAGAGGTCTTTGATGAGCAGCGGCCCGACGCCGTCGCCGCCGGGCGTGTTGGCGTCGACGTTGGCGAGGGCCGACAGGACGTCGTTCACGATCGAGGACTGGATGAGCGTGATCGTCACGCGGCCGGATCGATCGTTGGACCTCGCGCGGGCGGCCTCGCCGGAGACGCCGACGGACATAGCCCACGTGGGCTGGTTCGTCTCGACCGAGAGGAACTGCGTCTCGCCTTTGCCGGAGATGGGCACGCCGGCGAAGATGATCAGGACACCCTTCGGGTCGTAGACTTTGAGCGCCACGCCCGTAAGCTTTAGTTGCCGGCGACGTCCATGTCGAGCGCGTCGGACTCGATCACCCACTCGCGCTCGCTCGCCTCGCGCCCGTACTCGACGGTGGCGGGCTTGACGATCCACGCCTGCTCGGCCTGGATGACCGTGCGCCCGGAGAGGTCCTTGATGAGCAGCGGCCCGATGCCGTCGCCGTCGTTGAGTTCGTCGAGCTTCGCCTGCGCCGACAGCGCGTCATTGCTCACCGACGACTGGATGAGCGTGAGGGTCACGCGACCCGAGCGATTGTTGCTCTTGGCGCGCGTCGCGTTGCCGTCGGCGCCGACCTGCATGGCGTAGGAGTCTTCGTTGCGCTCGACGGAGACGAACGTCCCCTCGGCGAAGCCGGAGATCGGGATGCCGGCGAAGACGATCGTCACTTCGGCAGGGTTGTAAGTCGCCAACATGGTTGCGCCTCTCCTATCAGACCGTCAGGCGGCCGTTGATGACCAGCTTGTGGATCGCGCCGGCGAGCACCGCCGTGAAGAGCACGTCGCGCAGGATGCGATCCGCCTTGTCGAGCGGGTCGACGTCGGCCGCGCGGGGCACCGTGACGGTGGGCGCGGGATCGGCGGCGAGCCCGCCCGACGTGATGCCGCGGAGGAGCGAGCCGCGCAGCTCGTTCTCGATGATCGCGATCCCCGCGTCGGTGAACGGGATCTTGGCCGACGCCGCGAGGCGCGCGAAGACGTGCTCCTCGATGTCGGCTTGGAGCGAGTCGACAAAGCGCGTCACGTCGATGAACTCGCCGGAAGCGGTCGTGCCCTCGGCCGTGATGTCGACGCCCGCGACTGTCTGGTAGTGGTTCGCGTTCTTGTTGTCGAGGTTCGTGGTGTTGGTCGGGTCGAGCGTCGACGCGACGATGCCCGCGAGCGTCTTGAACTTCCACGTCTCGGAGCCGGGATCGAGCGGCAGCACCTTGCCGCCCCACGCGGCCTCGGGGAAGGTCGCTGTCCTCTCGTGCCAGAACAGCGCCGTGCGCGCGTAGTTGGCGGCCTCGAGGTCGCTCGCGATGTCAGTCGTGACCGCGGTGAGCACCTCGTCGTCCGCGCTCGAGCAGAGGAAGAGCTTGCGCAGTGTCTCGACGTTGCCGGCGAGCGCGGCGATCTCGGCCTCGCTGTGCGCATCGGTGACGAGGGTGTACCAGGCGTCGTTGCCGTCGAGGGCGGTGCGCACGTTCGTGAGGTCCGTGACGATGCCCGGGTCCGTCGACTCGTCCTTCTGCGTGAGCAGCTGCCGGCGCTCGACCTCGAGCACGTAGGGCGCGCCCGCCGTGTCCTGGTCGACGAGGACGTTGGTTGCGTTGTCGGTCGCCGTAACCGTCGGGCCGATGTACTCCCACGTCACGGTCCCGTCGACGATGTCGTTGCGCGTGCCGCTCGGGCCGCCCGAGGCGGCCGAAGTGCCCGCGACGATCGCGCGGTAGATGTTGCCGCCGTTCTTGCGTCGGTCGCCGACCGCGTAGGAGGTCAGGGCCGCCCAGGCCGAGGGCATTAGCGCGTTGATCGCCGAGGTAAGCCCGGCCGTGATCTCGGCGATCGTCGGCGAGGCGTCGGTGGTGAAGTCGGCGTGCTGGTCGTTCACGAGCACGCGGTAGAGCGTGTTCGCCGGCGGCGACGCGACGGGCGTGAGCCGAACCTTGCGGTCGGCGAAGAGCGCGCGACGGCCGACGACGATCTGCGAGACCTTGGGGTTCTGGGCAAGGATCGCGGTCGCGGCCTTGTGCACGAAATGTTGGGGGCCGAAGCCGTCGGCGTCGAGGCCGTCGAGGTCGTCGTAGACCCGCGCCCGCTCGCCGAAGTGCGTCGTCGAGAACGACGCCAGGATGCATGGCACCCCGAAGCCCGCGCGGGCGACCGACGCGGTCTCGCGCGTGATCGTAACCTGGACAATGTCGCTGAGTGCCATCGCTCTCTATGCCTCCGTCACGGACCCTCGACGATGAACGTCTGTCGGAGGTCGGCGTCGACCTCCGTCCCGTCCGGTTTGTCGTACGTGTGCTCGACCTCGACGTCCTTGATGTAGCCGGTCCGCTCCTCGATGCTCGCCGCGACCCAGAAGCGCACGTCCATCGACGCGCGCCCGATCCAGCTGTCCTCGACGACCTCGCTCACGTTCTGCACCGCGCCCTCTTCTATCACGGCCAGTCCCGCGACGCGCAAGGCCTCGATGACCGTCGGCAGCACGAGGCTCGACTGCGCGCGCGAGAGGAGATCGCGCGCGACGCGCGACTGGTCCTGCGGCGCGGTCGTCGAGGACGCGGCCGCGAGCACCTGGCACGAGACCGTGATCTCGCGCAGGCCCGCCACCTCGATGCCGACCTCCTCGCCCGCGGGCTGCCCGCCGTCGAACGTGATGCGCTGCTCGTCCTGCCCGGCGACCTTCGTCGGCCCGGCGACGATGTTCAGCACCGCGAAGGGGTAGGGCGGCTGCTCGGCGTCCTGCTCGGCCCAGATCGTCGCGATCCCGAGAGCGCCAGAGAGCCAGTCGTGGAGCGCGTCGTGGATCGTCGTCCACGCTATGGGGCTCGCGACCGGCATCTATTGGCCCGCCTTGACGCAGGTGGCCTTCCAAAAGCGGCCGTGATCGTCCCAGTCCTCGACCGAGTGCACCTCGAACATCTCGCCGAGGTAGACGACGCGATCGGCCTCCTCGTTCGCGTCGGCGGTGCGCAGAAGCTCGGGGGAGTAGACCTTGATGGCCTGGCGGGTGCGGATGCCCTCGGGGAGCAGGAGCATCTCCTCGGCGTCGAGCGGCTGGACCGAGGCGTTTGCGATCGCGATCGTGGTCTCGGTCGGAGCTGGCGTGTAGAGGCCCTTTGTGTACGTGCCGGCGGCCTTGCGCTTAACAGTGATCGCCGTGCGGAAGCGCGGCAGGATGCGGCGGGCGTCGATGGTCCTCATCGCTCGCCCTTCTCCACGACGACGCGGATCGAGTTGACGAGCTGGCCCGTGTCGATGAGCGGCGTCGCCTCGCCGCCCTTGCGCGCGATCGTGGCGGGCGCGAGCGGCGGCGGGATGCCCGACCGGATCTTGTCGATCGCGTCGGCGCGGTATTGCTCGCCGAGCAGCGTCATCTCGCCCTCGAGCGCGGCGCCATCGAGCCCGGCGCGGGCGATGCGGTCGAGCTCCTTCTGGTAACCTCGTTGCTTCTCGTCGAACGTCGATCGCAGGAACGAACGCTCGGGGATCGAGCTCGGCGGCGAGCCGAACTCGTGGATCGCGGCGAGCCCGGCGTTCGTGAGGCCGCCGCCCCTGTCGATCTCAGCCTCTGGCGCCTGCACGCCGACCTTCGCGCGTACGGCGGTCGACCGCGCCATCTTGGACGCGATCTTGCGCCAGCCGCGGTCGACGTCCTTTACGAATCTGCCACGGATGTCGCGAGCGCGCGCGGCCATCAGCTGCTCCACCACGGCAAGAGCGCGCCGCGGTCCGACGGGAGCTCCGGGTGCTCGTCCTGCCCGATCCTGAACGAGGGCTGGACGAGGTCGGTGTCTCGCTCGAGGTTTTCTTTCTGGGTCTTGGTGATCCCGCCGAAGATCGGCTTGGCGAGGCGGGCGGCGTTCTGTCGGAGATCCTTGGCGCGCTGCCGGAACGCCTCGGCCTTCTGGCTCGAGGACTCCGAGAGGTCGCCGGCGCGCGCGTCGGCCTCCTGCGAGAGCTTCGCGGCGACGGCGTCGCAGACGATCGCGGCTGCCAGGGGCGAGCTCGGCTGCGAGAGCAGGACGAACTCGATCTCCTCATCCTGCACGAGCTGCCGCGTCGAGTCCGTGTCGCCGCAGTAGAAGCGGACCTGAAACAGCGAGGAGGTCGCGAGCTGGGTTACGTCGTAGGTCCAGGCCATCGCGACCTCCGCGAGGAGCGGTTAGCCGGCGTCGAGGATCGCCCCGATGATCTCCGACTTCAGCATCGACGGGTCCACCGAGACCCCGAGACCCTCGGCGATCTCGATTAGCTCGTCCTTGGTCTTCGTCGACAGGTCGCGCTTGGTGAGCTTCGGCTGCTCGAGCGGAGGCGCCGGAGCGATCGCCGGCTTGGCCGCAGGCTTCGCGGGGGCGGCTGCGACCGCCGACGGAGCGACGGCGCGGCCTCCAGCGAACGCCTCGTAATGGCGCCAGCGGCCGTTCTCGATCTCGTCGTCGGAGACCCACTTGACGTGGTGAGAGCCGATCCAGGCTTGCGGGTTGCGCCAGGTCTCGGCTTCCGGGACGACGTCGCCCGGGCGGCGCTTCCCGCCGCCCGGGGCGTCAAACGTCTTGAGCGCTATGTAGGGCATGACCCTTTCCTAGAGCTACGCGGCGGCTCACGCAACCGCGTTGTTGAAGAACGCGCCCATCTCGGGGGCGACGACCTTCATGTCGTAGGCCATCTCGCCCTCGACCCGGTCCGCGCGCAGCTGCTGCATGCGGAACCGGCTCATACGCTGGCCCGCGGGGCCTGCGCCGAGGTAGCCCGCCCACGAGAAGATGTACCCCGCCGAGGGGGTCATCAGGCTCGGGCGCGGGTTCGAGTAGCAGAGCAGCGCGTCCTTGCTGTCGAGCACGAACGACATCGACTCCGCCAAGCCCTCGGCCGCGGTGTTCTCGACCGCCGTGGCGACGAGCACCTGGTCGAGCTCGAGCACCGCCGCGATCAGGTCCAGGCCGACGATGCCGCGCTCGGTGTACTTGATGCGGTCGGTGAACTCCGGGTGATCCTGGAGCACGTCCCACACCTTGTTCCCGAGCACGAGCGTGTTCGGCTTGAAGCCCGTCTTGGTCTTGATGCTCGACTTCTGCGCCCGGATGTCCTCGATCGGCGTCGAGCCCGGCGCCGACCAGAGGGTGGCCGGCGTGATGTCGCCGCCCGTGGTCGAGCCGGTCCACACGCCGGTCGCGAAGAACCGAGCCGCCCAGTCCTTCTCACGCTTGAGCGCGAGCTGGCGCGTCACGAACTCGGTCGCGTCGCGGTCGAGGTCGATCATCGGGTCGGCGTTCGACCTGAGTTGATCGTCCACGTCCTTGTGCAGCGCGATCGGCTTCGCGACGTAGGTCGGCGTCGAGTCGATGTCGTAGCCGGACCCTGCCGACTCCGTCGCCGGCGCGCGCTCCTTCGCCTGCGAGCGGAACCAGTTGCCCCGGGGATAGAAGTAGTAGCGGTCGCTCTGCTTCTGCACCGGGATGTTCGGGAACACCTTGTCCGCGATGAACTCGTTCAGGTCCTGCAAGAACGCGATCGAGATCATCGACAGCGGCTGGTTCACGTGGACGTCGCTCGGGGTCGGCTGACCCTTCGCGATGGCGCTCGGCGCCGCGCCCGCGTAGACCTGCTCCGGGTGCTGAGCGAGATACGCCTTGTACAGCTCGACGCCCTTCTCCGTCCGCATGAACTCGGAGATCTGCTCCGCCTTCATGATCTGGCGGAGGGCGCCAGGGGCGCCGCGCACCCAGGGTGCGTAAGACTTCTTGATGGGATGGATCATGGTCGTTCTCCTGTTCCTTTCGCCTTACAGCGTGCCCATGGCCCGCAGCAGCACGGTCACGAGTTCCCCGGCGCCGCCCGCGGCCTCGAGCGCGACGCCTTGGATCTTGTTGGTCGACGTCGCCGTGACGGCGCGGCCCGAAGCGTCCGGCATGACCGCGGCGCCGGCCGAGATGGCGGCGCCCGCCACAACCTTCGTCGTGCCTTGCGTCTCGACCTCGACCGCCTGGCCGGAGGTCGGCTTGTTCTGGATGACGCCGATCACCACGTCGGTGCCGGCGGTCGCGATGTTCACGGCGTTGGCGCCGGTGACCTTCGCGAACTTGAACTGGTGCGTGGACAGATCCGCCGCGGCGAGTCCGACGGGCGGGCGGTGAAGGGGTACCTCGTAAGCCATGGTTGCTTCTCCTTACTGGGCGGCCGCCGAGTCGGCGGCCTTCTGGATCTGCGCCCAGGGATCGTTGTCGTTGACGCTCTCGCCCGATCGGCCCTTCTCGACGAAGAGCGCGCTTTCCTTGAGCACGGCCTGCGTCGACTTGAGGACGGCCTCGACCTTCTTGCAAAGGCCGGGGTCGACGTCGTGGAGCGACTTGAGGACGAGCCCGAGCTCCTCGGGCTTGCCGGGCACCTTGTCGTACTCGGCGACGGCCTTGGCGACGAACTCCTTGCGGAGGCGCTCGTCGCGCTCGGCCTTGAGGATCTCCTCCGTCTTGGCCGCGCGCTCCTCGGCCTTCTGGATGCGCTCGACGGCGGACGCTTCGACGGACTCGTAGATCGCCTTGAGCACGGGCTCCATGGCGGCGCGCTGCTCGCTGGGAAGACCCTCGATCGCCTTCGCCATCGGCGTCGGGTAGGAGGGCTTCTTGGCATCGTCCGGCATCTTCGGGGCCGGGTAGCCGCCGTTGGGTGGCGGGTAGCCGACGGCCGCCGCGAGCATGTCGGCGAGCTTCTTGATCTCCGCGTTGTCGCGGAAGGCGTTGAGGATGCGCAGCGCGCCCTTGATCGCGTTCTGCTCCTTCTCGCCGAGCTGTTGCTTGGCGATCGCCTCGGCCAGCTTCTCTTCGCCGTCGTAGCCCGCCTCCTTGAGCACGGTCGACAGCAACTCGATGTCCTTCTCGTCCATGACTTCCTCCGACTTCGTGATCGCGAACTTCCTCTTGTTCGCGCCCCGGCGCACCAGGCTCACGCCCAGCGTGTCGAGGTTGGTCAAAACATTGATGGCGTCCTTCGCCACGTCGTGCTCCTGTGCGCGCCAACGGCCGCGCGCTTTCTTTTGAGTCGAAACTTGCTTGCTGAGAAGACGGCTCAGCGCCGGACTTCGATGAGGTCTGCGAACGTCACCTGCGGCATCGACTTGCGCGTCGTCGGGGTCCTCATGCCGAAGCCCTCGATGCTGAACGCCGCGATCTCGTCCCGCTTGTAGGCTTCCCACAGGTCGTCGTCGAGCTGCACGCCGATGATCCAGGCCCCGGAGTGCACGACGTCGTCGCCGTACTGCCTCCGCCACGCCCTGTGCGACTCGCCGAGCCTCGCCCTGACGTAGTCGCTGCGCGACGGGTAGGCCTCCACGTGGCTCTCGACCGCTCTCGCGTTGGCGCTGGTCTTGTGGTGCAGCGTGACGAGGCGGGAGCCCTTGAACCACCCGTGGGCCGTCTCCTCGATCACGTCGGGCGGCACCCAATCATCGTGGGCGTCGACGACGTACGGGTCGAGGACGACCCCGTAGACGATCCGCTTGTCCTCGAGCGTTCGCTCTTTGAGCAGCGGGACCGTGACCGACTTGATGACCCTGCCGGATCGGACGTCGATCTTCTGCGGGACCTCTCCGGGCTTGCCCCAGATCAGGAACTTCTGCCGCTTGCGCCTCAGTTCGCCTATTAGGTCGGCGAGCTCGCGTGTCTCTCCCGTCGGCCGCTGGTCGTCCGGCTTGTCGATCAGCCAGACCCGTCTGTCGCCTACGGGCGCGAACTGGATCAGGTATCGCCCCTTGAGGTGCTTCCCGTCAAGGAAAATCTCCACGGCGTGCTGACGCGCCACGCCGAGCCGGTAGGTGCCCTCGTCGACCGCGAAGAATTTGGACCACTTCTCCGAGGTCGCCCCGACCTCGCCGGGCATCGCGACGAGCGGCTCGCGGGCGCCGACGTCGAGCCACGCCTTCGGCTGCGGGAGCTTGTTCGCGAGCTGCAGCTTGTCCTGGCCGAGCGCGCCCTCGCTCATCGCGAGCAGCTTGTCGCCGGCGCGGAGCTTCCGGTTGTCGGCCGCGGAGCCGACGAACACGGCCCAGCCCCACAGCTCGTCGTCGCCCTCGAGGCGGAGGTCGCCGTGGACGCTGTGATCGGTCTCGAGGAGATCGGCGTCGCCAAGCCTCTTCGCCTGCTCCTCGTCGAGGCCGCGCCAGTGTCTTTGGTAGACGAACCGGCCGGCGCCCGACCGCGGGAGCTGCTCGTGCCAGGTCTCCTCCCAGACGTCGAACGCGCGACGGCCCCGCGTCTCCTCGCCGCCCTCGCCGCGCGGCGGCTGCTTGCGCACACCGACGCGCTCGCCCTTGGCGAGCCCGATCGCCTCCCTGATGCGGCGCAGCTTGCGCTCGACCTCGCCGGAGTCGCCGAACCTGCGCACCGCGGCCGGGTGCGGGAGCACGGCGACGACTTTGCCTCCAAGGGCTCGTCGCGCCACCTGCCCAAGCGCCACGACGACCCGGGGCTTGAGACGATCCAGCTCGCCCTCGAGCCATCCGCGCCAGCGATCGATCTCCTCGTCGGTCGGCTCGCGCGCCGCGCCGGCCTCGTCGACGAGCAGGATCGGCACGGCGTTCGTGACCACGACGCGGGAGCGCTCGAGGCCGAGCGGCCGGAGGTAGAGCTCGTTAAGCGTCTCGCCCGCCTGGCCCACGAAGGGCTCGCCGCGCGCGGCCTCGACCTTCCCGGGCGACGAGCCGACGAGCGCGAGCGGCGCGCCCGCCGGCCCCGAGGTCGGCACGATGGCGGTCTTCTGGAGCACCCGAGCCCTCGCAGCGATGTCGATCGCCTGGCGCGCGAGGTACGGCTGCGAGCGCGCGCGGTCGACGTCGACGACCGTCGGGCCGAGCCACGCCAGGGTCTTCTCGCGCTCGTCGGGGATCAGCTCGAGGATCTCCACCGTGAGGACGTCGCCCTCGGAGGCGACGATCTTCGTGTTGAACGTCTTGCCGAGGTCGACGTAAGCGCGCCCCTCGAGCTCGACCGTGTTCGAGAGATCCAGGTCGCCGAGCAGCAGGCCGCCGCGGTAGTTGAAGCTGCCGTCGGCCGTGCGCTGCACGCCAAGGACGATGACCTTGAGCTCGGCGACGCGCTTGAGCTTCGACCACTCGTTCGTGCCGCCGTCGGTCTCGTAGAGCCCCCGCGCGCTCTTGGCGACGAGGCCCTCGGAGCGATCCTGATCGAACGCCCAGCGCGCCGCCTCCTCGAGCTCGGCGCGCGATCCGACTCGCCGAACCGGCGACAGCTTGAACAGGCCGGAGCTCTTGAGCTCGCCCTCGAAGAACGCCTCCAAGACCTCGCGCCGCTCGGCGAACGACTCCCCGCTGAGGTCCGAGCCCTTGTGTGGGAGGTCGAACGCCGTGAGCACTGGCTTCTCGTCCGGCCCTAACTTCGGGCTCTCGGCGTTGAGGCGCGCCAGCTCCGGGCGCGGCAGGCGCTTGCCGCCGCGCTCGATGCCCGCGTCGAGGTCGAGGACGAAGTCGCCGGCGATCTTGCGCGCGGCCTCGCGGAGGCCCGGGAAGCGCTCGATCACGTCGTCGCGCGCGCCCTCGAACCGCAGGCGAACCCGATCGCCCTGCTTCTCGAGGATGGCGCGAAAGCCGTTGTGCTTCGGCTCGACGTAGACCGGCAGGCGCTCCTCCGCCCACTCCCACAGCTCGTCGACCTCGAACAGCTCGGTGCGCAGAGGTACCGCCGGCTTCGGCGGCGTGAAGTCGCCGAACGGACGTACGGCCTTAGCGATCGGATCCACCGCGGGCTTGCGGAGCACGGCCCTGACGTAGGCGAGGTCGCCGCGGATCTCCTCTTCGAGCTCCTCGACCTCGAACTTCGGTCGATCGCCGCGAAGCTCGTCCTGCGACCAGAAGGCGAAGCTCGACTTGTTCCACCACGACTTGTGGTCCGGATGCGCGAACGCGCCCTCTCCTTTCGTGCTCGGAACCTCGAGCACGAGCCTGCCGCCAGGCCGCAGCACGCGATGGATCTCGGCCATGATCCGCTCCTTGTCAGCGAGGTGCTCGAGGACGTGGTGCGCCCTAACCTCGTCGACCGTCGCGTCGTCGAGCGGGATGCCCTGCTCGAGGTCGGCGATCTGGTCGACGCCAGGCAGCTTGCGCTTGTCGATGCCGAAGTAGCCCTCGGACTTCGCGTCGCCGCAGCCGAGGTCGACGCGCAGCGGGCCGGCCTTCACGAGCCGCGCGAGCTCGGGCGCCGGCGGCGCGGGCGGAGATCCGCCCTGCGCTGGGCGGCCCTCGTGCTCCCAGTAGGCGCCGGGCATGAGGTTCTCGATCGTCTCGCCGCTCCTGAGCTTGAGCTTGTGCGAGTGGATGCCGTCGAACGCCGACGACCACACCTGGAGCTGGTGGGCGTGCGCGCCGTCCTCCTCGGTCCAGAGCTCCTCGCCGTCGACCACGACTCGGTGCCTATGCGCTCCGCCCTGGCCGACGATGTCCGCGGTCGGGGAGCCGAGCGCGTGGGAGTGCGCGCCGTCGGCCTCGGTCCAGATCCGGCGACCGTCGGGGAGGATGTACAGGTGCGCGTGCGCCCCGTCCTCCTTCGTGCGCGAAGCCTCGCGCTCGAGGTTATGGACGTGCACGCCGACCTCGGCAGTGGAATTAGGAAAGCCCTTGACGACCTCGACAGCGATCTTGTCGCGGCGCCGCAGGACGAGGTCGTAGAGCGGGACGTAATCGCCGTGCGCGCCCTGAGGGTTGTCGATCCAGTGCAGCTTGCCGGCCTTGTCGGGATCGAGCGCGTTGCGCAGCGGCAACCAGACGTTCTCCGCCTGGATGGCGATGCTCCCCGCTTGCCGATCCCAAGGCGCGCGCAGGAGCACGTCGACGTCCTCGGGCTCCTTGTTTCCCTTCGCCGTCGAGCCGACGACCGACACGAAGTCGCGAACGACCACGAGGTCGCGGGGAAGGGAGTTGAGCTTGGCGAAAACGTCGACGGACGCGCGCTTGCCGCGCAGGTCTTCGATCGCGCGCACGAGGTCGTCATCGCGCTCGACGTCGAGGCCGCGCCGGCCCATCTCGTCCATGGTCCACAGGGCGGCGTTGACGAAGTCCTCGACGGGGCGCTTGGCGCGCTTGGCATTCGCGTACCATTGGTGCAGCCGCAGCCAAGCGAGCCGCAGCTCGTCCTCGGGCAGTTCACGCAGCTTGCTGGGGCGGACGTCGACGAGCGCGATCTTCTCGAACAGCGACGGCGAGTCCTCGCGCGCGGCGCGCGCCGCGCGCACGCCCGATCTCGGGAGCGCCTGGCTGTGGATCTGCGCCCATGCCCACGGCGGCAGGAGCTTGCGCGCGATCGTCCAGGCCTCCTCTAGGTACTCGCGCGACATCGGCCGCGCCTTCTCGACTCGCTCCGCCCGCGCCACGAGCTCCGTGGCGTCCTCGCGGCTCGCGCCCTCGAGCTTGAGCTCGGCGCGTATGCGGGCGCGCGCGGCCTGTCGCGAGAGACCGCGACGCTCGAGCTCGACCATTCGCGCGACGACGTCCTCTACGTCGGGCATCGAAGTCGCAAGCGCGTCGGCGTCGAGCTGATCTTTCTCGACATAGCACGTGTCGCCCATGGGCTCCTCGTCGCCGCAGATGACGCATCGCGGGTGACCGTTCGGGTGCGTCCACTCGGCGGTTTCGAACTTGTGAGGTCGACGCGCCTCTGGCGTTTTGCGGCGCTCGCGGATCTCAGCGGTCTCTCGCTCGATCTCCCGGCGGTCGGCGTCGGTCAACTTCTTGGCGATCCACGTCGTGGGCTTGTTCACGGATCCTCCGAGCCGCCCGTCCGCGGCGTCACGCTTCCGCTCGCCGAAGCGTCTGAGTGCATCGGCAGCCGGGATGCGAGGGGGGCGCCATCACGGCCTCCCCGAGCTGCGCGGACTGGAACGGCTCGTCGAGCGGTGTCTCCTGCCCGTCGAGCTCGAGGCAGATCGGGCACGGGCGGCCTGGGTTGTCGCTCGGCGGCGCGGAGACCCACACGCGCACGACCGGCGGCAAGGCGCCGGCATCGCTCGCGGCCCGCCACGAGTCCAACAGGCCGCGGTTCTGCGCGGCGATCGTCTCGGTGCGGGCGATGCGCGTCGCGCGGGCGGAAAGAAGCTCGTCGGCGTACTTGTCGGAGAGCTGCTCGGCCCGGCGCTCTGGGACGCCCTGCGACAGGAGCAGCTCGCGACGCCGCTCGACCGCGGCCTCCTCGCGCTCGAGGAGGCCCACGGCCCTGCGTATGCGACGGGCCATCGCGTCGGCGCGTTCGCCGCGCTCGAGGGAGCGGGCGACGACGCCGCGGACGACCTTGCGGGCCTCGCGACTGATGTCGCGAACGAGCGCGGCGCCCCTCTCTCGGGCCCACGCGACCGACTTTGGGTTGACGGGGACCGAGGGCACGCGCCTCGCGCGCTTCTGGACCTCGGCCGCGCGATCTCGCGCTGGATCGGCCGCGGCCTCGCCGAGCACCCGCAGGTGCGCGGCCTCGAACCGCCTCGCCATCTCGGTCCACTGCTCGACGGCCTCCGGGCGGGCCTCCTCGAGCCACGGGATCGCCGCGACGATCTCCTCGATCGTGGCGCCCGCGGCCGCTCGGCTCTGGAGCTCGCGGACGACCGTCGGCGTGACGAGCGCGCGCACGGCCTCGGCGAAGGCGCGCGCGAACCTCGACACGTTGCGGGCCGCGATAGCGAACGACTGGCGCTGCTCCTTGTCGGCGCCAGGCGCGCGGCGCCAGCGGTCTTGCTTGCGCACGACGACGAGTGGCATCTCAGGCGCTCCCGGCGCCGGGCAACGGGAGCTCGAGCTGCCCCTCCGGCTCCTCGCCCGGCAGCGGCCTGTCCTCCTGCGCGATCGGCGGGGCGGGCAGGCGGCCGATCTCGAGCAGCTTGCGCTCGAGCTGCTTCGTCGGCGAGAGCATGCCGGCGGTGGCGAGCGCGGTGATGTACTGCGCGACCTCGTCGAGCGGCGGCGACTCGATGTCGCCGTGGACGATGTGCGGGTGGAGGTCGCTTGGGACGCCGTTCAGGTCCATGAGCCTCGGGATGGCGAAACGGTTGAGCACGGCGGTGATCGAGTCCATGACGGCGCCGAGGGCCACGCTCGAGAGCTTGGTCATGCTCGAGGCGAGCGACCACGACCCGGTCTCCTGGCCGAGCTCGAGGAACTGGAACAGGACGGTCTGGAGGATGCGGCGCACGTAGTAGTTCTTCACCTCGGTCGTGTCGATCTGGCGGCGCCCGCCGGTCGCGAGGAGCTGGAGCTTGTAGCCCGTCGGCTTGCCGTCCTGGTCGACCTCGGTCGGCCGCATGACGAACTCGCGCTCGTCGCGCTTGACGGTCGCCAGCATGCGCTCGAGCTCGCTCCTGATCTGCGCCTCGACCGACCCCGCGGAGGCCGTCAGGATCTCCATCGGCACCTGCATGTCGAGGAGGCCCGTCATATCGCGCTCGATGCCGACGGCCTCGATGTCGGAGATCCGCTTGAGCTTGAAGTGGTCGAGGATGCTGTTCCTGAAGATCGACCTGCCCTCTGGGTTGCTCTTGTGGACGCCGGCGCGGAACAGCAGCGCCTTCTCGATCGGGATGAACGCGCGGCCGCCCGTGTAGGGGTCCATCTGCCACATGCCGCGCACGCCGTTGTCCGCGGGGTCGAACTCCCAGCGGTCGAGCGTGTCCTGGGACCGGATCGGCAGCTTGCGCCAGCCCACCTTGCCGTCGTCGAACTTGCTGCGCGCCGCCGAGCTCGAGGCGTCGGGTCCGCGCCGCAGCTTGTAGACGATCTCGTGGTAGCTCCAGCCGTACCAGAGGTGCGAGAGGATCTCGACGAGCAGGTCCTCGAACGTGTGACTCATGTCGTCGAGCGCGCCCTCGACGAACTCGGCCTGCTCGCGCGCCTCGGGACTGTCGCCGCTCGGCTCGACGCGCCATTCGACCTGCCGCAGGAGGGACTCGATCGCGAACTTGATGGCGCCGTGCACGCTCGAGTTGTCGACGATCTCGCGGTAGACGAGGACGCCCTGGCGGCCCTGCAGCCGCGGCAGGAACTCCTCGACGACCCAGCCGCCGTACTGCTTGAGGCCCGTCGTGCCGTGGATGCCGAGGTCGAGGGGCATCGACTTGTGGAGCAGCGCTCTCTCGACCATGCGTCAGGCTCCTCGCGCGGCGATCGCGCCGGCGCGCGTCACAGCTGCCACGGGTTGGGCCTCTCCCCGGCGCGCCCCAGGCCGAACGGGCGCGTCGGCTTCTTCGCCGACGCGGCGAACAAGCGCGCGAGCGCCTGGCCGGCGCAGTCGCATTGATCGTCGTTGGCGCCGTTGGGGAACACCGTGACCTCCTCTACCAGCCCGTCGATCCACGGGGCAATCCTCGGGTGCGGCAGCCACACGTTGCCCGCCTCGACGAACATCGCGACGGCGGCGAGCCGGGCCTCCTTCGAGCCGCGCGGCGGGATCGGTATGACACCGGGGATCTCCTTCCGCACCACGCTTACCACGGCGGAGCCGTTCGCCGCATCCTCGATCAGCGTCTCCTTCGCCTCGGGCCACTTCTCGCGCAGCGCCCGGACGGCGGCGACCTGCGCGGGGAAGTCGAGCCTGTCACGCACCTGGTCGAGCAGGAAGGCGTCCGGCCCCTTCTGCCCCCACGCCTGGCCGACGACCCAGCTCGAGCCCGTCTGCTTGAACGTCAGGTCCCACGACAGGATCACGCGGTCGAAGACCTCCGGCGGCTGCTCGTAGTAGCGCCACCAGTGCCGCTTGATCACTCCGCCCTCGACGGGGCTCGGACGCTGCTGCGCTTGGCCCGCGTAGCCGTACGCGCCGAGGCCCTGCGGGCTCTTGAGCGCGTCGACAAACCTGCGGTCCATGCGCGCGGGCCAAAGTAACTCGCCCTCCTCCTTGCGCGGGTCGTCGAAGAGGATGGTCGAGCAGCGGCGCGACGGCTCGAACTCCATCGGCAAGCACAGGTGCACGTACTCGTCCGGGTCGTCCTCGGCGTCTTTGCCGGCGCGCGCGAGGATGCGGCCGCTCGGGTCGTCCTCGTGCAAGCGCTGCATGATCACGATGCGCCACCCCGTCTCGGGCAGGAGGCGGAAGCCGAGCGTCTGCGTCCGGTAGTCCCACACCTCCTCGCGGGCGCGCGGACTGCGCGCGTCCTGCGCCTTGAGCGGATCGTCCTCGACTATGCAATGTACATGCTTGCCGGTGACGCCGCTGCCGGTCGAAGCTCCGTGTCGCTCGCCGCCCGCGGTTGTGTGATGTTCCATCGACGTGTCGGGGTCGCGCTTGAGCCTCACCTCGGGGAACAATCCGCGGTACCAGTCGCTCGCGATCAAGGCCTTCGCCTTGCGGCAGTCGCGCCTGGTGAACTCCTCGCTGTAGCTCGAGAACAGGAACCGGAGCGTCGGATCGCGCGCCCACAGCCACGCGGGCCAGAGCACGCAGGACAGGAGGCTCTTGGAGGTGCCGGGCGGGATGTTGATCAGCAGTCGCCGGATCTGGCCCTCGGCGACCGCCTGGAGATGGTCGGCGATGGCGTCGATGTGCCAGCCCTGGATGAACTTCGGCGCCCTTCGCCCCGCGCGAACGAGGGCCGCGTGGGCGTCGCCGCCCTCGACGACCTCGAAGGCGTCGGCGACGAATTCTCGGAAGTGCCGCAGGTAGAGCGTGCGCTCGAGGCTCCTAGCGTCGATGGTGTCGAGCTTTTGCTTATGGTGCGGACCCGAGCGCTTGGCGCCCTTGACGCCCATCGGTCAGAGATCCTCCCGGCCCTCGAGCTCGCCGACGCGCCTCTGGAACGCGAACAAAGCGCGACGCAGCTCGTCAACGCACTGCTCGAGGTCGTGCGACCGCGAGGTCGGCGCCAGCAAGCCCCCGCACCGTGCGCAGACGCGAACTCGCTCTATGTCGCGAAGCGTCGAGCGATCACTAAGCATCGCTGCGAGCCTTGCGGATGAGCGCGCGAAGCGTGCGCAATTCTTCCGTCGAGAGATTGCTGTAGTCGTGAACGATGGGCGGCGCGACGGCCTCGAGCCGCGCGACCTCGACCTCCGTGGGCTCGCCGCGCGTCAAGCGCTCGAGCTTCGTGCCGAGGTCGGCGAGCTCTTTTACCTCGGAGGGCTTGAGGGTCAGCGGCGCCGGGGACGTCGTGCCATCGGGATTGGTCACCGTCGCGCGCTCGGCGGCGATGATCTTATTGAGCGCCAGCGCGGCCGCGCCTTGAAGGGACATCGCCATCTGCACGTGGCGCTTGCGCATGTCCTTGATCGCCTCGACCTCGACAAGCTTTGCCTGCCTGTCAACCCAGGAGTCGTAAGCCGCGCAGCGCGCGACCCAATCCCACGCGGCGCTCCATCTCGCGAAGTTCTGTCGCTGCTTGTGGTGCTTCGCGGCCAACTTCGACAGCGAGCGTTCGGCGGGGCCGGCGTCGCGGTACTCGACGAAGTGGGCCCACGCAGTGTCGGACTCCTCGGGCTGCCGCTCCCACGGATGCTCGGGCGCCTGAGGCTCGACCACCTTTCGCTTTTTCAACGGTCTGTGCACGGTCTACTCTTTCTGGCCCGCGCCGCGCCCGGTGTCGAGGCCCGGCGGCTTAGCCCACTAGCCGCAAGAACTCGGCTCGCGCCTCTGGCTTCTCCCGCATGACGCCGAGCATGGAGCTCGTGACCATGCGAGCATCGGACTGCGCGGCGCCGCGAAACGCCATGCACGAATGCGTCGCTTCGATCACCACCGCCGCGCCCTTGGGCTTGAGGTGCTCCATGATGGCCTGCGCGATCTGGTCGGTCATACGCTCTTGTATCTGGAGCCGGCGCGCGAAGCACGCCACGAGTCTTGCGAGCTTGGAGAGCCCAACGACGCGCGCCACCGGCACGTAGCCGACGTGCGCCACGCCAACGAAGGGCAGCAGGTGATGCTCGCAAAGCGACTGGAACCGGACGCCCCGCAGAACCACCATCTCGTCGTGCATCACGAGCGCTCACGCGCCCTCGAGCGCGGCTCGCGTCGTGTCGCGGTCCCGGCGCACGATGCGGAGCAGCGCCTCTGACTCCGTCGTCACGCCCGCGGTCATCTCAAGCTGGAGTGCGGCCGCGATCTCCTCGGCGTGCTCGGCCAAGATCACAAGCGTCAGCTCCTTCGAGCCCGTGGCGCCTGGTGCATCGCGCGTGTAGCTATCGACGGCCACTTGCTCCTTCGGCCGCCAGTCCGCGGAGAGGAGCATGTCGAGCTCTCCCGAGTCGAAGCCCACGATCGGCGCCTGCACGTCGCGGAGCTGTTGGAGCGCCGCGCCGAGGGCCTCGTAGTCGAACTTGGAGAGATCGCTCGTGCGATTGTCGGCGATGGCGTAGGCGAGCGCCTGCTCCGCGGTCCAGTCCGGGCGCTTGACGACCACGAGCTGTTTGCCATCGGTCTCGACGACCACGGCCTCCCGGATCCCGGCGGCCCTCGCGGCCTCGAGCGTGCCGTTGCCGGCGCGCACTACCCCGTCCTTGTCGACCACGATGCTTCGCGCCGCCCCAAGCTCCTTGACCGAGCTTGCGATGGCATCCTTCGAGCGCTCCGGGTGGAGGCGCAAGTTCGCGGGATCGGGCACAAGGTCGTCCAAGGATACCACGCGGGCCGCGACGCCAGGAGTGACTCGCGCTGACTTCTTCGGGGTCGCCGCTACTCTGGACATACCGCCGGTCGTATCAGATCCCACGACCCCGGCGCAAGGCCCTTTTCCGACAGCGAAGCCTGTACCGTGGTGGATCAGCAGACGCGAACCTGATCCAGGGCTGATCCACCGAAGTCTAGCGAGATCACGATAGTTTCGGTCGATGGATCAGCGGATCAGCATTTCACAGGACTTTT